GTCCTACTGGCGGGACGGGCGCTACGGGTCCGACGGGTCCGACGGGGCCGACTGGTGGAACGGGCGCTACGGGTCCTACTGGTCCGACCGGAGGAACGGGTGCCACGGGGCCTACGGGTCCTACTGGTCCGACCGGAGGAACGGGTGCCACGGGGCCTACGGGTCCTACGGGAGCCACAGGCGGAACGGGTGCGACCGGACTGAGAGGTCCGACAGGGCCGACAGGGCCGACAGGCGGAACGGGCGCCACGGGGCCTACGGGTCCGACAGGCGGAACGGGCGCCACGGGTCCTACGGGTCCGACAGGCGGAACGGGTGCGACTGGACCGACTGGTCCGGCGCCAGCCGGTGCCGCGGGTTCTATCGTATATCTTACTGCAACTGGGGTGGCAGCCGCAACAGCTAACATCTTCATCACGACCAGTAATCTCGTCGGTATCGGAACGACCGGACCGACTGCAAATTTGCAAGTGACTGGAAACATTTACGCCTCAAACGCTGTATCGACTGCGAATCTGTTTACGGCCGGTATATCATCGAACGTGGCGAATACAACTTTCAACTATGATACATTTACTATTTCATATATCAATGCAACAACCTTGAATGTCTCTTCGATTTCAAATATCAGTTCTGGTAATTTCACAACAAACCTTCAAATTCCCGTGTACACGAGTGCCGGAAAACCAGCGACAGCCTCTGTTGGTAATGTAATATCTTTAAGCGATGTTTCTGGTCAACTTAACTATTGGAATGGAACTTCATGGGTAGCTGTTGGTAGTGGTACTGGTGGTGGTCCAACTGGACCAACCGGACCGAGAGGTCCGACAGGGCCGACAGGGCCGACAGGCGGAACGGGCGCCACGGGGCCTACGGGTCCTACTGGCGGGACGGGCGCTACGGGTCCTACTGGCGGGACGGGCGCTACGGGTCCGACGGGTCCGACGGGGCCGACTGGTGGAACGGGCGCCACGGGGCCTACGGGTCCGACTGGCGGGACGGGCGCCACTGGTGCCACTGGTCCAACAGGCCCTACGGGCGGGACGGGTGCCACTGGTCCAACAGGCCCTACGGGCGGGACGGGCGCGACCGGACCGACAGGGCCGACAGGCGGGACGGGCGGGACGGGCGCGACCGGACCGACAGGGCCGACAGGCGGGACGGGTGGGACGGGCGCCACGGGTCCTACGGGGCCGACTGGTGGAACGGGCGCCACGGGCCCTACGGGTCCGACCGGCGGGACGGGCGCCACGGGTGCCACTGGTCCAACAGGCCCTACGGGCGGGACGGGTGCCACTGGTCCAACAGGCCCTACGGGCGGGACGGGCGCCACGGGGCCTACGGGTCCTACTGGCGGGACGGGCGCCACGGGGCCTACGGGTCCTACGGGAGCCACAGGCGGAACGGGCGCCACGGGGCCTACGGGTCCTACTGGCGGGACGGGCGCTACGGGTCCGACGGGTCCGACGGGGCCGACTGGTGGAACGGGCGCCACGGGGCCTACGGGTCCTACTGGCGGGACGGGCGCTACGGGTCCGACGGGTCCGACGGGGCCGACTGGTGGAACGGGCGCTACGGGTCCTACTGGTCCGACCGGAGGAACGGGTGCCACGGGGCCTACGGGTCCTACTGGCGGGACGGGCGCCACGGGGCCTACGGGTCCTACGGGAGCCACAGGCGGAACGGGTGCGACCGGACCAACAGGCCCTACGGGAGTAGGTACGGCGGGTGCGACTGGCCCTACAGGTCCGTCTGGTACAGGAGGTGCGGCTCCAGCCGGTACAGCGGGTTCTATTGTATATCTTACTGCAACTGGGGTTGCAGCCGCAACAGCTAACATCTTCATCACGACCAGTAATCTCGTCGGTATCGGGACGACCAGCCCGACATCCAACCTCCAAGTGACTGGAAACATTTACGCCTCGAACGCCGTCTCGACTACTAATCTGTTTACGGCCGGTATATCATCGAATGTGTCGAATACCACTTTCAACTTCGATTCCCTCACGGTTCCATATATATCTACCGGTACGAGTCTTAAAATTCCAGTCTACACGAACGCCGGAAAGCCTGCTACGGCCACGACTGGAAATATCATTTCTATAAGCGATCTGTCTGGTGCAATATATTACTGGAACGGAACTGCATGGGCAACACCCTCGGGGGGTGGTTCTTCGTTTTCAGGTATGACGACGGGTGCACCTTTATACGCAACATCGGCTACAGCGGCCACTTCGATATCAAGTGCAGGTGCGACCGGACAGCCTTTGTTGTCTGCAGGTGCAGGAGCGGCACCAGTATACGGAACACTCGGTCTCGCATACGGCGGAACTGGTCAAACATCGGCACAAGCATCTATGAATGCCTTGGCCGCGGCTGTAACCTCGACAAATTACCTGCGCGGCAACGGCACAAACGTTGTAATGAGTGCTATTCAGGCGGCAGATATTTCAGCCGTCACAGCCACTGGAACCATCCAGACGAGTTATTCCCAGGGGACAGGTAGTCCTATCGCAGGAGGGGCTTACTTTTACAACCCGACAAACGCTGTGAGTCAGGACATGTCTTGTGCGGTCCGTATAGGAGGCTCTTCAGCCCGAAATTGCTATTTTTCTTACGATGTTAACGGTGTTAACGGTTATTCTCATGGTATCACCGGTTCGTCTCAGAATCTTGTTTTCAGGTCCAGTTGGGACTTTTCGTCGGGTACGATCTTCACGATGGATCGAACGGGCAATTTTACAGCCGCCCTAGATATTACAGCTTATTCCGATCGACGTATCAAGAAGGATTTCAAGAGAATCGATGGAGCACTTGATAAAGTAAGACGGATCAACGGATACACGTTCACTCGTACCGACGACGTCGCAAAAGATCGGCGGCAAGTCGGTGTAGTGGCTCAAGAAATCCTCGATGTCTTGCCAGAGGTTGTACAGGTGAACGAAGAAACGGGGTATTATACCGTCGCCTACGGCAACTTGACGGCACTTTTGATCGAGGCGCTCAAAGAAGAATGTCAGAAACGCGAGGCGCTTGAAAAGCGTCTCGAAAGAGTGGAAAAACTTCTGGAGCAACAATAAGATGGGTATCCTCGTTCCAGAAGCAACTCTGCCGTCTCAGATCACTTTGAGTAATGTGTACATGAGTTTTACGGGAGAGAATATACTCGTGATCAACAATCGCAACGATAGTTGGAGGATATCATCGTACTACAATGTTTTCAGTGACAAATCAAAGACGAACGGTACAAACATAAGAATACCAATCGAAGTAAATACGGTCGACATCACACAAGGGGTGTATATCATTTTGTACAATCAGCTCAAATTGAATTATCCCGGAAGTATCGATGTGCTTTACACTGAGAATAAATGGCCTCTATCAGAGAATGTACCGGACAAGATGACGGACGAGGAATATCAGTTTGGTATCGAAACTCTAAGCCTCGCCGAAACGTACATGGTGACTCATCCAGAAATTCGAGAATTCTATGACGCTGCTGAGACAAATTTCGGTGTAAATGGACCGGCGTCCGAACAAATGTTCGCTTTAAAGAATGCTATCCAGAACTTATAAATGGAGGATTTTTTCCCCTTTTTGCAAAGCCGGTATTTAAAAGAAATTTTGATCTAGGTGACGTTGACATCTCAGATTTAGACTGGTTCTCGAATACATCGAATGATACTTCTAAGAATACATTTGTACTCGATGACCCGAAATATAAAAAGCTTAGGACTATTGCACTCGAAACGTCGCTTGATTACTTTCACAAGATACTCGGGGTGAATCATCAGTCGGTCGAACTGTACATTACCGAGTCATGGTTCAACAAAACGTTGAACGGTCAGCGTCATGATCCACATGTCCATCCGAACAGCGTCGTCAGTGGTATTTTGTATATTGATGGGGAAAACTTTCATACCACGTTTGAAGCTCCTCCGGCGTGCGATTTCTATTTTGATAGCCAGCCGAATATGTGGAATTCAAATCAGTGTGAGTTTGTCTTTCAGAAAGGCGATTGTGTAGTTTTCCGGAGTAACATTGAACATTTTGTACCACCGTACATGGGTGACAAACCACGCATCACATTGAGCTGGAATACGTTCGTAAAAGGTAACATAAGCAGCAAACCGACGACATCTCTTATACTCTAAGAAATGCCTTGAATAGTGACGTAGCCTGAACCCACATTCGTCCCGACTGCTGGTGCTGATGGGGGGTATGAATTGTATCCGGTCGACGTTAAACTGACAAAAACTGGCGCGCTCGACCAATAGTAACTTTGAGCACCGCCACCAGTACCGTTATTCGAACCACCGCCACCAACCCATCCAGCACCGCCACCTGTTAAATTGAGAGTTGCCTGCCCTCTTCCACCACCACCCCATCCTGAACCCCCGGCTCCTGCAAAAGGACCTCCCGGAAAAGGGTCAGTAATGCTAGCAGCGTTTGGAACAGAAGTTCTGAACCAAGCACCTGTTCGTCCAGACGTTTCTGCATATAAATTACCACCACTCGAAATTGCGTTATTCGTTGCGGCTATGAGGCCTCCACCTTCGGATTGTAAACCTGTCAAATCTGTTGCATCCGCATCCGCTCCGGCTGCTACAGCTGCTCCACCATTTCCGGCAGCCGCAGCTATTAAGGGAAAACCGGGATAAGTGGTACTCATAGGGTTTCCCGATGTACCGTTCCATGCAGCAGTCATACCTCCGAGATGTACCGTCGTACATCCACCGCCACCACCAAACCCAACAGGCGTCGTGGAAGAATAACCTCTATGACCGACTTGTATGATTAGTACGTCTCCGAGGTTGAGATTGTATCTCGCAGTTATGATGCGTCCACGTCCTCCAAAATTCGCACCGTTGTATGCGTAGTCCCCTCCTCCTCCGGCGGCTGATATCTGGTACACACCGCTCCTCGGTACACACCATGCGTGATACCCAGCAGCATGACCGAACCAATATGGACATAATGTAGCTGTTAAGTTCGCATCCGTGTAATAGGTGGATCGGTCTGCTAAAGTAGGGGCACCTGAAGCTTGATATCGATATGCGTAACAATCTGAAAATGTTATTAAAGGCAGCAGAGTCGAACGAGCAACCATTTTTTTAATCCAACACGAACCATTCATAACTTGCGGCATGCTTATACCAAATAGAGACGTAGTTGTTTGATTGATACCGAGTTGAAATATACAACTCGCGCCGACATTCGGTGAAGTTGCCGACAAACAGTACGACACTCCTCCGCCACCCCCGCACCTATTTCCCGAACCGGCCCCGCCATATACTCCTTGGGACCCGTTTCCGCCGATCCAACCACCCCCGCCTCCTCCTTTACTCTGAGAACCGGATGCGTACCCCCCAGCCCCACCACCACCGAACCCCCCTGCAGATAAAATTACACTGGCATCGCCTGGATTGTTTCCTCCGGCCGAGCCGTTTGCCCAACTTTGAGCCGCAGTTGTTCCTCCTCCGTTCGCACCGAAGCTCGCGGCAGCCGCATTTGAACCGGCTATGGCATCTATACCTGAAACGGATGTACTCCCGGTCGCCGTAATAATCGCATAGGCTCGATTTCCTCTTCCGCCCGAAAAATCTGAACTCAAACCACTATAGTTGAATGCGGTTTGCCCGCCGCCACCTGCCGCCACCAGAATAGGAACCGATGTATTCGCGGCGTCTACGATTGTGGTCGCGCCACCTCCACCCTTTCCCTGATAAATCGTGAGTGTCGGAACTACATTACCGTATCTACTAACCCCTTGTTGTCCAATTGTGATGATAAGATTTTGACTTTTTGTAAAACTGAATGCACCGGCGACTACAGCACCGTATCCACCGCCTTGGGCACTTGCAGTTGAGTTTGTGCCAATGGCTCCTCCTTGATGCCACCCCCCTGCAGCACCGCATGCAATAACAGAATAGGTCGCCGTCGCCGGAACTACCCATTTTTGATATCCTGGTAAACTGTTATGCAAGGACCAATATGAGGCAAACCATGGTTGCGCGGCAACATTCGAATATACATCATATGTATAAAATGGCTGACCGAACCCACCCGGGGATGTAAGCGGCGTCTGAAAATTCGCCAACGTTGTTCCAGTCCGTCCAGTAACGTTCGAAGAAGTAAATAAAAAATTGTCGAAAGTGTACAAGTCAGTACCTCCACCCACTTTTGTTCTTCCGCCGAGATCTGCGCTCAGACGTATAGTTGTCCCCGCACCGATAGGGATGGCTGGCGATGCCGGTGTGTATGTCCCTGAAGCGAATCGAAAATCGGTGTTCATGGAACGAGACGGAGGATTGATCGATAACGTAAATTCTGTTGCTATATTGGTAAAAGTGATAGTGGAACCAGATGGTGGTGTCGGCATCCTATTGTATTAAAAGAATAAAGAATTTTTCTAGAAATGGGTGCTCCTGGTGTGGAATACCGTTTCATGTTCAACGATTGTCTTGAAAACCAGTCAACGTATTATCTTTGCTCGAAAGCACTCCCTGAAGATATGATCAATGCTGTTCGAAGTGTCTTGGACACGAAAGAACTCAAGGATGCGGCGGTTAATGATAATGAAGTGGATAAAACGAAACGACGTTCAAAAGTCTATTTTCTTCCCAAAAACCAAGAGTTTCTCGATATTTACAAGACGTTCCACGAAATTATCGCAAAGTGCGACTCGGAATTTTATCGTTTTTCACTTAGTGAATTTGCTGAGCCTATCCAATATACCGTGTACGACTCTGAGGACCAGGGCTATTACGACTGGCATTTAGATATGGGACATGAGAAGGCTCGACGCAAACTCAGTTTGGTCTGTCAGCTTTCGGATCCGTCTGAATATGAAGGCGGTGAGCTTCAAATTCATACGGGTGATATTCTTGTACCTGAAAAAGATAAAGGGAATGTGGTTGTCTTTCCAAGTTACATGTTACATCGCGTCACGCCTGTTACGAAAGGCGTGCGGCGTTCGCTTGTGATGTGGGTCGAGGGTCCTGCATTTACTTAGGAGAAATCTCGCCGCGAATGTCGTCATAATCATATTGTGATTCGTCTTGTGGTATTTAACGAGATGCAGTCACGGCGAAGATGGGCTGGGACGGCTTGGGCGTGCCCAGGAACTTGTTCATCAACAGGAACACGACGATGGCCAGCAGCGTCGTGAACACGGCGCTCAGCAGGTAGTACGAGCCGCCGTTCTTGGGCACGGACACCACCTGAGCAATCACGTAGCGGACCAGGTCCATCCACGCGATGGCGGCGCCGAAAGAAAAGCCGGCAACGACAAAGTTGGCGGATTGGCTGGAAAACTCGGAAGCAACTTGGGCAATGCTCATTGTACTGTTTGCCCAGAAAAAAGTTTGACATCCTGACTACTGTGGTGAATGAGGGCCTGCTGTCTTATACAAATTTCACCAGAAAGCCGTCAATGTTCCCTGTATTCGTAACCGTCCTGAATGTCGTCTCGTCTGAGTTGTACACGGTCATTGGATTCGTGTCATAGTTTCCCCCGACGTACACGTTTTCGGTCGAATCAACTGCTATAGAATTTATAGTTCCGTTGCCTAGCCGGGACATCCATCGTGCCTTTCCTGTTGAGTCATACTTGACGATGATACCATCGGTAGAACCGGAATTTGTAAGCGTCCCGAATGAAAAACCACTCGAGTTATATACTGTTATGGTGGATGAACTATAGTATCCCGAAACGAACACATTACCGGTTGAGTCTGTCGCTATGCTGTTATAGCCGAACACCCCAGTCCCTCCAATACGAGTCGCCCATTGACCAAACCCGGCCGAGTTGTATTTGACGATGATAATATCATACGCCTGGGAACTTTGGAGCGCCTGAAACGTCGAACCGTCCGAATTGTACACTGTCACCGGGTTGGAAGCATAATACCCAGAGACATATACGTTTCCATTAGTATCGGTCGCCACCGAGCTTATAGTCGTATCACCTCCGATTCGGGTCGCCCACTGCGCCGTCCCGGTCGAATTGTACTTGATGACGAAGCCAAATGTATAAGCCGTGTTTGTAAGCGTCCCGAATGTAGTTCCGTTAGAATTATAAATGATCACAGGATTTGAAGCATAGTATCCTGAGATGTACACATTCCCATTGGAGTCCGATGCTATGCCATACGAAGTTTCAAGATCAACTCCCGATACACGGGCCGCCCAATGAGCAGCTCCGGCCTGACTATATTTGACCAAAAAAATGTCTCGAAGACCTGAATTAGCAAGCGTTCCGAATGTAGTTCCTCCAGAGTTATAAATAGTGACAGGACTCGATGTATAATATCCAGTGACGTATGTGTTTCCTAATGGGTCCGATGCAATACCACCGATGCTCGACTCATCGCCCGTACCTGCGATGCGAGTTGCCCATTGAGCCGTTCCTGACAAATTATACTTGACGACCAAAGTATCCATGGATCCAGAGTTTGCAAGCGTTCCGAACGTACCTCCTCCGACGTTGTAAATAGTCACGGGATTTGATGTATACGTGCCAGTGACAAATACGTTTGCGGCATTGGTGGTGACATCGAGAATTTCCGTCCCGCCACTGATACGAGTCGTCCATTGAGCAATCCCGGACGAGTTGTACTTGACGATAAGCCCGTCGTCTGTCCCTGAGTTTGCTAGGGTTCCAAAAACTGAATCATTCAAGTTGTAGACTGTCACTGGATTTGAGCTATAATTTCCCGCGATGTATATATCCCCAGATGAATTGACTGCGATGCCATTGATTTTTTCATCCGAACCCCCACCTATATGAGTCGCCCACCGTGCAGTTCCTAAATGTGTTGGCGACGAATATTTCACTATAAAAGCGTCATTTTGACCAGAGTTGGTCAGGGTCCCGAACGTCGTGTTATTTGAATTGTATATCGTAACGGGATTTGCATAAAAAGATCCAGCAACATACACAGAACGGGCATTATCTACCGTCATGGCGTTTATATAAGAGCCGTCTCCTCCTCCAGTTCGGGTCGCCTCTTGAGCCATGCCGGATGAATTGTACCGAACAACAAAACCATCGGCGACCGTTGTGGTGAGCGTCCCAAATACAGTTCCATCGGAGTTGTACACTGACAACAGACTGGATTCGTAGTATCCAGAGATGAATATATTCCCCCCGGAATCGACAACAATGTCACCGTAACCAAGATCAAACGCTGTACCGCCAACTCGAGCCGCCCATTGAGCCGTTCCGGACGAATTATACTTGACGACCAAAGTATCCATGGATCCAGAGTTTGCAAGCGTTCCGAACGTACCTCCTCCGGCGTTATAAATCGTCGTAGGATTTGACGTATAGTACCCCAAAACGAATACATTTCCACTATTGTCCGTCGTTATACTGTCTATTTCGGTGTCGCCCCCGATTCTGGTCGTCCATTGAATAGTTCCAGACAGGTTGTACTTGACAATAAGCCCGTCGTTAGTTCCAGAGTTGGTAATCGTCACGTAACCCGCAGTTCCGTACTGGCTCCCGTTGTATATATTTAAAGGATCGACACTGAAATGTCCAGCGACATATACATTACCATTTTCGGCCCATGCAGATTCGATGGTGGTGGCACCATCGAATCCGACGCGAACCGTAAAACTTACCCATTGGGCCATCCCAGACGAATTATACTTGACGACGATTCCTTCAATCAAATCTGCGCCGTCCAATGCCGTGTACGAAGAACCATCCGAGTTATAAACTGTGGGCCCTGTTGGGTTCCAAGAAGCATAATTTCCAGTAACGTATACATTTCCTCCTAGGTCGACCGTCACATCATATCCCGAATCTCCATCTGTTCCCCCGATATGGGTTGCCCATAATGCAGTTCCGCTTGTATTATACTTGACCAAAAGTATATTCCTGAACCCCTGATTCACAACCGTACCAAATACACCGCCCCCGGCGTTGTACACTGTCATGGGGTTCAAAGAGTAATCGCCAGAAACATATAGATCCCCGTTCGAATCTGTTACAACACCACGGAGGGCAACATCCCCCGCGATCCGAGTCGCCCACTGAGCCGTCCCGGCCGGATTGTATTTGACTATTAGACCATCATTTGAACCCGAATTTGTCAATGTTCCGTATGTTGCCCCATTTGAATGGTAAATTGTAGTAGGATTCGATGAGTATTGCCCGACTGCAAAAACATTTCCACCGATATCGTTTGTTATACCGTCGAAGCGATCGTAGATCGTACCAGCGGCTCGGGCCGCCCAATCACCAGTCAGGGCACGCAAAGGAGGTAATTGATTCCATAAATAACCCTTTGTAGTTCCTGTTGTATTTGTAAAGTAAGCTTTCGTACTCCCAACGTTGTTCGAGAAGCTCATCTATTTTTCGTCAAGAGATTAATATTTTATTACAAACCCGTTAAAATAGGTTGGATCACCTGCCATTGTCCCGTACGTCGTTCCGTTCGAATTATAGAGTGTCATGGTGTTCAGGTAAGAACCCCCGACATAAACTCCACCTGAACTGTCTACTGCCATGCCATTCGGAGTTGGAAAAGCGCCGGTGGATGTCAAAATTTTCGATGCATACTGAGCTATACCACTCGAGTTATATGCAACGACAAAACCGAAACCAATACCACCATTCGAAAAAGTCGTTCCAAAACTTGTCCCGTTTGCATTATAGATTGTCATCGGATCTGAATCAGAAATACCACCAACATATATGTTTCCAATGGAATCAAAAACAACCGACCTCCGACATTCGTCTGTACCACCACCGTCAATCCGAGTTGCCCACTGAACTACTCCCGATGAGTTGTACTTTATCAAGAATACCGAACCATTTCCAGAGTTGCTCAGTGTTCCATAAAGTGTCGGTGTTCCGATCCCATTGGCGCTATATATAGTTAAAACGTTACTGTTGAAATAGTTTCCGGCGACAAATATGTCGCCGCTCGAATTGACACTAATACTGCGTACGTCGACCACGTTAGTCAGTCGAGTTTTCCATTGAATTGCTCCGGCTGCATTAAACTTAAGAATCATACCGTCTTGAACACCTGAATTCGGCAACGTTGTACTGGCTCCTAAATTAGGTGGTTCTATGGTTAGAGTAAACTCCGTGTAATAGCCGCCTACGATTACACTTGCATCGACCGGACTAACACCTATAACGTTGATAGGCGCATCACCGTAAGTACTAATACCATCACCTGAGAACGTATGTCCTACCCATTGAACTGCCCCGGCCGTGTCGTATTTAACGAACCATCCATCCGAATTACCTATACTACTAGGTGCATAACCAAAAAGTGTTCCACCGCTTGCAGTAGAATTATAGATTTCAAAAGGGGTGTATAAACTAAACACCCCACCGACATACACATTTGAACCAGCATCGCTAGCCATCCCGTATACTCGTGTAAGGTCCGCTGATGAACCTTGTTTTGCGGTCCACACGACACTTCCGGACGTGTTGTATTTGACCAAAGGTGCGTTGACAGTACCGCTAGAACCGATATTTGAAATCGTCCCAAACGATGTTCCGCTTGAATTGAAGACTGTCACTGTAGTATTACTAAAATTTCCGCTGACGTATACGTTCGCACCAGGGTCTACCGCCATGCATACCAACTCTGCTCGGTTTCCGATATGAGCCTTCCATTCAACTGTACCGGATGAATTATACTTGGCGATATACCCATCCTGCAAATTTGCAGTCGTCTGAGCCATTGTTCCAGATGAAGTACCGCTTGCATTGTAAAATGTACATATTGCGCCGTATGAACCCGTGACGTATACGTTTCCGTTCGTTTCAGCTACAAGATCTGATATGTTGTTAAAATTGGCGCTACTGTAAATTCGGGTCGACCAATCGGGAAACAAGTTGTTAATCGTAACAGGGAGAGGGGTAATGGGGGTAATGGTGAGGTACGTTTTATTCCCACTTCCCGAGTTCGTGAATATAATTTTATTGCCTGGAGCTGCACTATTCGTCAAAAATATGCTCATCTACTTTTCATCAAGAGATTCGTCCGGAACAAACGACTCAGCCTGGACAATCGTGGCGTACATAACCGTCGACGGGAGCTCATCATCGCTTGTGTCGTCGAGCACCATGTGAATCTGTTGTGTCGTAAATCCCTTTACACTGAACTTTTTGCCTTGTCGACCGCACTTTTTAGGATAGCTTCGACAGGTGAAGTCGGCTCCCACGAGTCCCATGTGTCGGCACACGTATTCATATTGACATAGAGTTCTTCGGTGCCCTCGTAACGCGTGAAAGGCTCCTCCGACTCATCCACCTCGATCGCCTCCTCGTCGTCATTGTCTGAATCATAAATTTCGGGAAACAACGAGCCAATCTGCTTGCCAGTCACATTGCGGGCCGCATACATGAGCCCATAAGAAATATCCATGCCGGTGATCGTGTCGCGACCACACGCCTTGGCATAATGACTGCCGAGGATCGTCGCCGCCTCCATCACCGGAATGAGTATATCGATCGCAACATCCTCCATGATTATATGGTACTTCCTGGATTCACTTGTCTATATGCGTAAAGGTCGTAGAACCCCTCGTGGCGACACATCGGACATGTCAGTCCTCCAATCGGAACTGGGCGCTGGCCATCGTAGTGCACCTGGTGCGTCGGCTTGATCATGCGCCTGAAGCACGGCGGGCACACCTCATGTCGGCACGCCAACATCCTCTTGGAGTTGTCGACAGTCAACATCTTGTTGTAGCACACCGGACACTCTGGAATCGTGGTTCCGTCGACACCCGACTCTGAAATCTTACGGAGAATACACTTCTGGCACGTCGGCTCATCTTCAACGTGTATATGCTCAATCAGCTCATCTGTGCACGTGGTGCACAAGCGGGTGTTGTTGAGTATATAAAACATCTCGCGTCGAGAATCATCAGTCGGGCAATTGAACATACGAAACGTCCGCGGCCACGACTTGGTGCCCGCGTAGTAACGGACCAAGTAGTTTCCACTGTTACGGTGGACCAGTTTGAACCGCAAGCCGTGCGTATTCGTATAGTCCATTGATGACTATGCGTCGCGTGTTTTTAACGGCATGGGCAAAAGTTCTCCTGCTGCCGGTTGAAAAGCAAGGCAATCACCTCGTTGCGATAAAACACAGCCAAAAGGATGAGTATCCACAAGAGAGCAATCACAAGTTTCATTCTTAATCTACGTCAGCATAATCTTCCTCCTCCTCAAAGTACTCCTCGTCTTCTGAGGCGTCATCATCCTCCTCTTCATCCTCTTCATCATCCGAGTCTGACGGGACATAATCAGAGTCGGACGACTCCTTGACCCAACCCTCGTCGGCCGCCTGAATGAACCCCGCCTCGAGCTCATCGTCGAAATACTCGATGACATAGTCGTCGTCAATCTCATAGGTTCCATCCTCGTACCTGTACACGACCCGCCCGTGATCTCGCTCCTCGGTCACGGAGAGGAACTGAATTACGTAATCGTGGTCTCGCTCTTCAATAACACGTGCGATGAGTCCGACGGGCTTGGGTCCTCCGTTATCGGTCAAAACACGAACAAGCATACTGGCAGCTGCAAAGGTAGTTTTTTTCTTTTTTAGACGCACATCGTGAGTAAAGACAAGTTGTTTGTCGACCTGGATCTCTCGCATGCCGGACAGCCCGCCATGAAGAGTGGTGGCAGCGTGTGTGTATGTGCAACCGCTAGAGTCGGTATGACGGACGACGGCGTTCTGGTGATTCTCTGGACCGGCTTTTGTTTGATGTGCAGGTGACAGTAGCCATCCGTCTTGGCTGAGCGTGAGCAGCGTTTTCCCTTACCGGTGAGGCCTTTGCAGCACGTCGAGGGTGTGTCAGCCATCGTGTCAAGGTCGCGCATGAGCTGACGCAAAGAAATGTCGTAGGTCCTCGAAATCTTGTCGAGCATGATGTTGATGCGTTCATTGACACGCTTCTCAATTTCATCTTCAATCAACTTTGATATTTGGTCCATATACATCTTGTGCGTCATTGCTTTAAAAACACGAGCGCCTGTATGAACAGATGCCGAAGTGGCATGCAGTGAATCTAGAGGATGTAAATTTCGGCGGCGCCAAGAATGGCACGACCAAGTTTACGGTCGGGGGCCAGCCGTTCCGCTTCCAGATTCCGGTGGGCCGCGTCCTGTACAACGGGCTCTCGGAATACAAGTCGATCACGCTCGATGTGCCCGAGGCTTTCATAGCCTGGTGGCGTCAGACGTTGGAGCCGGCGCTCGTCGCCGGTCTCACGCCGTTCAATTCAAACCTGAAAGAGTCGGGGCTCCGACTCAAGGTGGACAAGTCGACGCAATTTTTCAACTCAAAGAAGGAGATTTACTTCCCAGAGTTGAAAGATGGTTTGTTGGGCGGTTCGAGTGTCACGTGCATCATCGAAATCGCCGGGACGTATTTTTTTCAAGAGTCGCACGGGCTCACGATTCGGGCGCACCAGATTGTGCTCGCCGAGAATGAGGCACCACCACCACCTGATGTGGTGGAGGACTCGTCGACTCTCAAGGGGTTTTCATTTATCTAGACATGCGGTGGCTCAGGATGCGGCGGAGCAGAAGAGCATCCTGGCTGATGCGGCGCGGGCCACCGGTGTACTTGGCCATGGGCTTGCCACCGTAGTAGACGCGGTGGTGAGGCTTGACGGTGAACTTGCTCGTACCCTTGGTGATGTGGGACACCTTGGGGCGGTACGTCATGTTGCCCATCTGCGTACGCTTCACAAACTTACCAGTCTTGGTCTTGTAAACGCGGAACCCGTTGGAAATGTAGCGAGTCGGAATCATTTACTCTCTGTCTAGAAATTTTTGGGCGCATGGGCCTCGACACACTCGTACAGCTTACGCTTGGGGCTACGTACGCCGGCGCTCTTGTCCTGTACGATGAGCTTGCCTGGGTACTTCTTGGCGAGGTCGAGCATGTCGTAGCACAGCTTGACCGCCTTGGAGCGCTCGACGATATATTTTTGCTGGGGGGTTGGCATTATTAGAGACTCAGAAAGTTTTTTGCTTCACACATTTGTACAACGCCTTGCCATCTTTGCCGACGTTGAACAGAACCATGCCAGTTAGCTCGAGCTCCTTCCGGCAGATGCGCGTGTTGATGGCCCACGGGCTCTCCTTGCCCTGCTTCTGCTTCGCCCGACTGACAACCTCGCGACTCGATTCGGACACGACCAGTTTTCTCGCCGAGAGCTTGCCGGCCGTCGTAACCTTCTTGTCCTTGGTGTGCAGTACGACTGCGCGAGACGCCATACATCTACTAAAGAAAAAATGCCATTTCAGAGTAATGTATATCAAGTGCACCGCCACCTCCGGGGCCTTAGGGCCCCATTGTGCCGTATGTGCCTAACTCGTGTAGCTGTTGCGCGGAACGCAGGATGATATCGCTTCTCATGGAGTACTCTCGGCGGGCCGGTGTCCCAAAGGCTCGATTCAGCCACTGGACGAAACGCAAGTACGGCACGCTCATCATTCAACGTGTCCGGAAGGATGGTCAGCCCGGAACGTCAATGCCGTGCGTCGTGTGCCGAAAGGTGCTCGACCGCACGAGGATTCAGTGGACGGCTCACGTCAATGCCACGTGGGTCCGAAGCACGGATGATGACGTGCCAAACTCCAAACCAACCAACAAACAAAAGAATCTATGGGCGAAATCGAACAAGCGTTTTCAGGGTCCGACAAACGTCCGAGTCGCGCGCCACAAGTGACCATAAGTAGTTTTTGGCGCAGAGGTGGTAGTACAGTGTGTCTGCGAGCCAAAAGCATGTGTGCCACCCGATAAAGACAATCAAGGGGCGATAATCCATAAAGTGAGTTCGATTTCAATCTTTAAACCATTACACTATCAGTGGCTCGTTTTAAAAAACTTGGCAATCGTCCGCAACTTCATTGAAACCACAGCTGGCACCTGACGCTCGAGCTTCTGATCTCCCAACACATCCGCGCACACCTTCGACTTGGACAGCTGCAAATTCACAATCGCCTCTTCGATACTTGGGAGGTCGTCCGACAAATCCTTGTAGATGAGCTTCTGGACCACCACCGGCTTCGTCTGACCCGTGCGATGCGATCTTCCGATCGCCTGCAACTCCGTGGCGGGATTCCACGCCGGTGCCGTAATGTAGACACGCGACGCCTCCTGCAGATTCAGGCCCACACCACCGGCCCGAATCTGGATGAGAAACACGGCATTCGGAGCCGCCGCCTTGAAGGCGTTGATCCGTTCGACTCGTTCTGTCGTATCCACATTCCCATCGAGTCGAAATGCCGGTACACCCGCCTCGACCAGTAGTTCTTGGATCCGGTCAGTCTCACCCGTAAACTGAGTGAACACGAGCGACTTCTCATCCGGGTGGGATGCAATTGACTCGAGGATAGCCTCGTGTTTTCGCGAGCGCCCGGTGTACGCCAAGGGGTCCGTCTTATTCTTGATCGCCATCCCATCCAGGTATAGTTGTGGCCAGACCATCACTTGCCGGATTCGCAACAAGCACTCGAGAATCTCCATCGAGTTTGCAGAGGTCCCAACCTCGCGAATAAACCCCTGCCCGGCCAGATATGCGTCTTGGTACAACTGTTGCTCTTCGGGGTACATCTCCAGTTCGACATTCGAAAAATTCATGGGTGTATCGGACATCACTTGGACATCCGCCTTGGTTCGACGAAGAACCAACTCTTTGCGGATGCGTTCATATTCGCGCGCCACCGTACCATTCGAGTAGCCTACAAACTGACAGAGCGTCACAAAGTCCCGCATACTGTTGAAGATTGGTGTACCGGACACGACCCACCGAACTTCGGCCGACATACCGCACAGCGTTTTGAAGATCTTCGCCTTTGGGTTGCGGATCTCGTGACCCTCGTCGAGGATGATTCGATCCCACGTTTCCCCCACCAGATCCGCGACAACAGAGTAGGGCGCAAGTACAATCGGCGCATCCTTCAGGGTGCGTTGCGGGCCATCATACACGTGGACATACATGGCCCGGCGACTCAACTCCTCGGACCACTGGGTGATGATCGACTTTGGGACGACAATCAGGGTGCGGCCGAGAGGGTTGGCTCGCATAGTCTCGATGAGCTGGATCGTCTTCCCCAGGCCCATCTCATCGCAGAGAAAACCTCCACGAGGTGTCTTGCCCGTCTCGCGGTTTACCAGCCAGCGAACACCAGTCTCCTGGTACGGAAAGAGCATTTTGGTTAGGGCTCATGTCGAAGCGCAATGGTCAGTGGAGACAGAACCTAGTTTTTTTCCACATCCTAAGATAGGTATGCCGGAACCCAACATCGTTGGATTCTCAAAAAATTATTGGACCAGAGGCGGTGCCGCACCCGCACCTGGGCCCGCACCACCACGTGCAAATGCGGGGCCTTCAATGGTCAAGCGCACCGAACAATTCATGTCAAAGGGACTCAAGAGTCTCAGTGAAGGTATATTCGTAACCAACAAGACACGTCTGGCCCAGTTTGAACAGGAGCTCGCGGCTGCGCAGGCGAGAGGCAACCAAGAGAGCATCGAAAAGTACACTCGCTTGATAACCAATCTCAAAAAGAAGAGCACCCAAGTCTCTACTGCGAACGTGGCTGCAAAGTATGCCGCCAATAAGCTGAAAGCAGCGACGACCATCCTCCAATCAAACAAGCTGGAAATGGCCAAACTCGAAATGAAGCTGAATCGTACACAAAAAGCCGGACTGAACACATCGAATCTCCAGAGCCGAATCGGCAATCTGCAGAAAAAGATGACGACCCGGGTCGAACAAAAAGAGATGGCCGAGCACAAAAAGAACGAAGCCCGTGAGGCGGTCGAGCGCAAAAAGAGCGAGGCTCGTGCGGCTGCTGAGAATGTGGAGAGGCAAAAGAAGGCGCTCCGCAATGCCGTCGTCGCGGCTCGCCTTCAGATGAACAGCGCTCAACCCGAACCGAGTCAGGGCAACCGGCTCGCCTATGCCACCGCTCTGCAGGCTTACAAAAACGCCGGACTCTCCATGAATAACCGTAACGGCAGCCTTGGCCGACTCAAGTACAACAGCACCGGGGTGCTACGTCGCAGCACGACGCAGCCCAAAAAGACGACGTTGAACACGCACTACGATTTCATTAGAAATGTACGGTCGAAATTGTCCAAGACGTCAAACCCTCGTGACAAGAGCAAACTGCTCGACGAAGCGCTCTCGAATCTCAGTAAACGTCTGTACGCGACGTCGAACAACAGACGTGCTCTCGAGATGATTGACAACTATCGTCGCATTTCTTCAAACACCGGGTACACGTCACATCTCAACCGGCGCGCTGAACGACGCAAGCCGAAGAAGAATGAGAATGAGAACAAGAACAAGAAGAGTGCCGGCTGGTCGGGCGGCGGTGGTCAACAGATCATCTTCGGGCAACCGGGTGGCGGCGGGGCTGCCCCTGCGATGAACAGAAGCCCTGCCGCCCCTGTGTTTATTCCGACGGGCGGTGGTGGCGCAGCACCCGCTCCGATGATGATACCGGGTGGTGGCGGCGCGGGTCCTTCGATCAGTGTCAACCCTACCATCAGGGTGAATGTGTCACCGGCGGCTGCGCAGGCGGCGACGCAGATGCTTCCCCCGATGGAGCGCTCGGCTCTCAACAACGCCGGTGGGTATCGTCGCGCTGCATCGCTCGTTCAGGGTGCAGGCGGCCCCGAATCCGTGTCGCGTGCTCTGAACGCCCTTGAGACCAGCAACGGCAACGTCACGAAAGCCATGGCAAAGACGGGCCTGCCGAAGAATGTGTTTGCGAACGTGAACAAGCTCGGGGGCCCCGTGACGGCGCGTCGCGCGCTCACGGCTGTCAAGAAGGTTTCGCGTCGCACGCGGGGTGCACCGCCCTCGAAAGGTCGTGCGCCCGTGAGACGCGCGGGTAAACCAAAGGCAGCCGCGAAGAAAAAGTATGTTTCGTCCGCATGCGCCACATGTGGTAAACGATCATCCACCAACCAAATCAAACTCGTCATCAGTCAACTCCGTCGTAACAACCTCGAAAAGAACTTCTTGAAATGCCTTCTTCCGTAAACCTCCCCGGGATTGTCGCTGGTGCAACTGTTATCACGTACGATCCGAGCATTCTTTGCCGGGACGACACGTTCCGGTACATCGTGAGCCTGGATGACATCCGCAAGAAACACGAGGACTTGCCATCTTGGGTCCAGATTACAACCATCACGATGACGTGTAAGCTTTTGGCGTCCGAGCGAATCAATCTCGATCTGATTCGCGAGGCGTTCCGCAAGGATGGGTCGATTCGTATTCGGCGCAAGGGGGCGCTCTGCGATGGCCACACGTGGACCATGAAGGAGACGACGTTCTATAACCAGGTGACGATCGGCTATATGGATCAGTACTCGACCAAGTCGATCAAGGTGTTCCCGAACGGTTCGTTCCAGGTGGCGGGTTGTTCGGACCTCTATGATTGTCAGCGTGTCTCCAAGCAGCTCTCGTTCCTTCTGAGCAGCATCCTCCAGCTGCCAGAACCACTAACTGCCGAGGCGTTCCGGGTCGTGATGATCAACACCAACTTTGCTCTGAATCGCCCCGTGAACCTGAACACGATCATCGAGAAGCTGAGCCCCGACCCTATGTTCGAGGTGTCCTTCAACCCGGATCGGTACTCGGCCGTCAAGATCAAGTTCAAGCCGCGACCCGAAATGAAGCAGGTGACCGCGAGTGTGTTTTCGACCGGTAAGATTATCGTGACGGGCGCCGAGACCCTCAAGGAGATTGCGTTTGCGTACGACGTGCTCAACACGAAGCTCAAGCATATGGCGTACGACAACACGCTTTTTCTGAACATCCTCGAAGAGGTTCAGAACAAGCCGGACTACGAAAAGTTGCGCGACGCGTGTATCGACGCGGCGAGCTACTACCTCAAGGATGACGACGACGAACTCTGGTCGATCGAGGATGGCGATTTTGACGCGATGTTTGACGTTGGTCAGCGCATCGCCAAGGAGATGGCGAACCGCAAGTCGACGTCATCCGACACGGTGCTCGGGGCCAAGTTTGGAGCTTGGGTCAAGACGCTCAAGGCTCGGGGGGTAACTTCATGGCTCTGAAACTTCGTCTGATCCTTCGTTGCTGCTGTTTACACGTGCGCGGGCCAAGTTTATAAGGGAGTCGGCGACCGAGCGCAACACGGGGCTGGTGGGCGGCGTAGGGAGGCCCTCTTTTGGAAGGGCCATGAAGTTGGGGAGCTTGGAACGCTCAACCGGGTTACCTTGTTCTATTGCAGTGTTTAATTCAGAAAAACATTCACCCATGAATGCTTGTCCCTCTGTCACGCGATCCGAGCGCGCCAGTGTTATTTCTTTTGAGATTTTTAGAGCCAGACGCTTGAATGAGATTGATGAACGCAGTGCGTTGGTCATCTTTTCGTTGATTTTCATGTACAACTGGATTGAGCCCAGGACGCCAGTCCCAGCGGACAAGACGGCGTTGATGATGCTGACAAACTTTTGAGGCACAAACTCGTTCAAGGCCACGGCAGTCAGGGCGTTGACCGATGAGACGATCAGGATAGGTATGTTGAATTTTGACGACAATCTGTGGTAGTACTTATAGTCCACCGTGTGGTGGTTATAGTAAACGTCACACTGACGCTCCATTTTTCGCAGAAATTCCTCCTCTTCGTCAGTCCATTTTTCCTTATCTTTCCCACGGGTCGTAAATGTGAAGAGCGAACTTTCCATCTTGATATACCAAAAGATTTTCTCCAGCAGAAGTAATGTCGACACGACTCGGTATGGGTGACGGCCGCTGCATCACGGTTTTCGATTCGACCCGTCTGTATAATGACGCGATCATGAAGAAGCAGGGCATCGCTTACGAGGACAACCTGTCTTACCGCAAGTACCTACAGGAGAAGGGCCCGGACGCGTTCGTCATCCCGGCCAACGGCGCATGCGCCATGCCAGGCTTTGGCCGTCAGGCGGACTCATCAGATTAAGATTACAGACGCTCAACTACTACTACTCTATGAAGATTGTGATTGACGGCAACATCGGTGCCGGCAAGACAACCCAGCTCGACATCCTTGAAAAAAAGGGGGTTCGTGTGAGGCGCGAGCCGATCAACGAATGGCCACTCGATCTTTTTTACAAGGATATGGCTCGCTGGGCACTGACGCTCCAGCTTGCAGTGATGCAGACGCACCAGCCCATCAAGACCAAGGATGTTGTTGTGTACGAACGATCATTATTGTCGTGCCGGCATGTATTCTGGGAATGCCTGAAGGCGAACGATCACGTCAAGGCAATCGAGGATGTCATCCACGAGCGCGCCTATGAAAAGTACTCGTGGTTTCCTGACGTGTACATCTTTTTGGCTATAGACCCTGAAGAGGCGTTCGAGCACATCCAGTCCCGCAAGGGTCAGGCGGGCGACACGGGCATCACGCTCGAATACCTGAAAGAGATTGACAAGCTGTATCGCGCACTGCTCATGAATGTGCCGTGCCAAGTTCATGTCGTCAAGGCGGCAGGGCGAACCCCAGATGAGATTCATGCCGATATTTCACGAATTTTGTCATTGTATACAATAGATGGCGTGCACGTCAGTGACGATGGACGGTCGAAAGTGCAAAAGGCCAGCTCTGATCGACGGTCGATGTTGTGTGCACCACTCCCAAACATGTGCCGTCTGTCTTGAGCCGGTCCCAAGCCTCAACTCAAAGGCGACGAAGCGCCTTTCATGCACACACGCATTTCACACCCAGTGCATCCTCACATGGTTTGAAACGTCGGATGAGTGTCCGACGTGCCGAACCGAGCAGGACACTGACACCATCATCATTTTCAAAAAACGCATCGAGGATAACCTCAGAGTCAAGTACCAAGATGCGATACGATCACTGCAGCACGAGGTGAACATACTCAGATCGCGTCGGCCACGTAACCTTTTTCCTCGTAGAGAAATACATGACAACGTGTACGGCGACTACACGTCAGGGGGTGCAGTGTAAACTCAAGGCTCGTTCAGGCGAGCAGACGTGCTCTCGTCACGCCGTCACTTCACCGCAATGTCCCGTTTGTCTGTCTGACATGTCTGTGGCGTCGTCCCGGACGCTCGAGTGCGGTCATGTGTTTCACACACGCTGCCTCGACCGTTGGAAGAGAACATCACGGACATGTCCGATGTGTCGGGTCCCCTTTGATCAACCCATGTACAAGGTTCGGGTATCGGTCCAACGGGTAGCGGATGGTCATGTATCGGCCGATTCGTACACGGCCAGCAACGTCACTGGTGTCGTGAACGCCTTTGGCATGGATCCATTTGTCGATCCACGATTCATCACCGATATCCTCTTTGAGATTGCAGGAAACGAATCCATCTCGGAGGTGTTTAACGAGCTCGGAATCAATTTGCCGTCCGGGCCTTTCGTGCCCGTCGCAGCGCCGTCTTTCCCGCGTCACACCTGACACAATACGCCGAACAAAATTTGGAATAGTTCAGGACACCATAGTTTCGATCGGCCCGACGCGGGTTTGCGATCGTCTTCCCGGACGCATCAACAATGACGGGCCCGGCCCCGAATCCTTGTTTATGAGCCCAGAGCCGAACCGGTACGACCATCAGGCGACCAGCCTTGAGCTTGCCGTCAGGGTCCGGCACCTCGTTCAGACCGTTTAGGTTCCGCAGCTCGCGGTTCGCATTCGTCGCGATCCGACCGTTGTTTGCACTACTCGGACGGGTTGAGCGCTTATAGGCGGCCCGGATCACATTTTGTGGGACCCTGAAAAACTTGGCCAGCCCTTGGACGGTGTCAGCCGGGCGTCTCTGACCCAAAGAATTGGCGCTCGAAGCACGAGTCTTGTACACGACCCGGAAGATTTGCTTGTACCAGTGGAAATCCCCACCGTTCGGTGCCACAAAGTTCATCACTTTGTAATAGCCGGGTTTGCAGACTGACGTCGAACTCTTCAGTTGGTACGCCAGGCCTTTATAGTCAGCCAGAACGCGCTCGGCAATGCCCTTACATGATCGAAAGTCTAGCCCCCAGGCTTTGTGATTTGACATGTTCCCCGGGACGTCTTTGTTGATCGACCGAGGATTGTTCAGGTCGAAGGCGTAGTCGTAGCAATTGTCGTGGTAGACGCCAACCGTACCGTACGGTGCCCAGCGGAAGGTGGTCGCCGGACACATCCGCGCGTTCGACATTTATTATCTACGCACATAATAAAATGATCGGCATTCTCTCCTCCCGTAACACCGGCGAACTGCTCACCCAGACGACCATCTTCGTTCTGTACGTGATCATCCTAACCTTTGTGCTCCGCTACCTGTGGAACAATGTGCTCGTCGACCACATCACGATCCTGCGCAAGGTGGACACCCTGCTGAACACGTTCATGCTGGCACTCGGCATTGCTCTGTTCCGCCTGTAAAAAATCATCGTTAAATTTCTTACATGGTCCATGGTGTTAGAGACGCAGGGCGCTTGAAGAGTAATGAACGAAGAAGGACCGGAAAGGGTTTAGAGATATCAGCCGCTTGAACAACAAATGAGCCTGTCCTCCCTCTGCAAGATTTGCCTGTACTACAATCACGGTGACAAGACGTGCGGCCGTTCGATCGTGGCCGTGAGCAAGGGCAAGGTCCATCACGACTACGCCGAGGCTGTCCGGCTTGACAAGACGCGGTGCGGCTCGCAGGGCAAGTGGTACGACGAGGTCATGGGACCTGACGGCCTTTCGAAAAAGTCACCGGTCGACGAGCTGTTTGATTCTTTTGATATTTAGATACGGCGGCACGCATAGAATCCAGCAACACATGATGAAAACAAGTACCTTCACTTAAAAATACTATTATGGAGAGCTTCCCTATATGTAATCACCAAATCATCGTGCTCTCCGTTCATACCCTTGAACCGAAAGCTCGAGTCTAAATTCTCGAGGATCGCACGGTCCTGCTCGACGATCGCCTTGCCCATGAGGACGAAGAGCGCAGACGGAACGCCAAAGTTTTGACTGAACCCGACAAACATCTTGGTCGTGAATTCATCAATAGGGCACAACGTCACGTACGTCATGAGGATCTTGTCCCCGTGGACGACCACGTCGCTCCACGTCGTGTAAGGAAGTGCAAACGTGTGGAAGTTGTGCGTCGTCGAAAGCCCAAAGAGTTTGGTCGACAGGGCGTCGCGATTCGGTACGTAGTCAAACTCGATCGTGCGTCCCTTGTGGATGACGTTCGTCGGTTTTTCACCGGCCGTCCCAAAACCAAGGGCATTCGCGTGGACCCACGACGCGTGACACGGGTCGATGCCGTTCTCGATGATCATCTGGGCCGACTGTTTGATGGTCGTCTCGAACCACACGGTGCTGAATCCGGGCTCGGTCATGTGTGGAACCTCGGGCGGGTCCGGGCCGTCCAGCCCTTTCGGACGGACCCATAAAAGGCCATCCTGGTCCTTCTTGTCAAAGTCAATCTGAAGAAGCTCGGCACAGTCGGCACCCCAAGGTTTGCACAGTTTATTCTCGGTGTACTTCCACCCGTGATACGGGCACTCCAACGAGCCGTCGCGGAAAACCTTGCCACCTGCGAGAGACGCGCCGCGGTGCCGACACGCGTTCGAAGTGATTTGGACCTCGTTGTTGTGATTGCGCCACGTGACGTAATCCCGATTCGAGAGGGTAACCTTCCGCGGCTGTTTACCGAGCGTCGTCGTGCGCGTCAGTGCTATCCAGCCCTCCATACTTTACGAGCGCGAGATATTTTTAACTCGAGAGCAATACATTTAAGGCTGTCCGCCTCGACAAGACGCGATGCGGTCCACAGGGCAAGTGGTACGACGAGGTCATGGGTCCGGACGGCCTCTCGAAGAAGACGCCGGTCGCCGAGCTCTTTGAATCTTTTGATATTTAGAGAAATGCGTCCCTAAAAACTCAATGGTGGGATACATGCCCAAGTCAAAGTCGGATAAATGGCAAACACCTCCAGAACTCTACAATAAACTCAACTCTGAATTCAATTTCAACTTCGATCCGTGTCATATCGAGTGGGAACAGGGTGACCCGGACGGACTTGCGATTGATTGGGGGTCTTCTACATTTGTAAATCCCCCATATTCCAAGGTGGCATTGTGGATCAAAAAATCGCATGAAGAGTGGAAAAAAGGCAAGACTGTTGTTATGTTAATTAACGCCATCACAGACACCAAGGCATTTCATGATTATATCTATGGGCAGGCTGAGATTCGTTTCCTCAAGGGGCGCGTGTCCTTCATAAATCCAGAAGAGCCCGACAAAAAACAGCCCAGTCCTAAACCTTCCATGCTTGTTATTTTTCGCGTATAGAGACAATGGACTCTTGAAAATTAAATGATATTCACTTGGCTAGAAGACGATGAACTTCGCGAAATCGGCTGGGAAGAGAAATATATAGATAATGGCCTCGTGGCTCAGGTGGCTGCGTTCTTTTTCGTGAAGGACGAGAGTGACGTGTACAACGTCCGGCGAAACTTTATGAGAGGAACGTATGAATGTGAAGAGAACGTCACGTTTCGTGGTGAGCATTGGGCCGCTCTCATCACGACGTGGATTTAGCTTCATTTCGAATAGCTTCAACCGTAAGGTGCCCATACTGTTTTTCATACTTGCGAAGCGTCAGAGCATTCGTAGATGCACCGGGTGAGTACTGAGAGTCTTGCATAGTGTTGGCGATGATTACCGAGAGGGTCATTGACGGGATGCGCGAGTATCCATTTGCATCGAGGGCTTTGATAAGCTCGTCCATTTTATATTCAGTGTCAATCGTCTTTATTGATTGCCGCGCGCGACACGTCTTACATTGTTCACCAACTTTCGTGAATACATACCGCCGGGTTTCACGTACGCCTCGGTGATCAAACGCGCCAGTCTCTTCCCCTGCATCCTATTTATGTCAGCTTTGCGTCCGGTATAATTGACACCCATGAGAATGTTATGATTACGCATTGCCGTAGGTCTTCCCAAGAGACGTCGACGTAAGGCGACCAGTTCGGCTTGATGTCTTGTTATTTCTTGATTCCTTCGCGCAAGGTTCCGCTCGAGTCTTGCGTTAATGGCATTGTTTCGACGGCTGGCGTTCGAGCCTTCTGCGTGCACATGGGGACGAGCATTTAAAACTCGCATCACCTTTGCTCGTTCTATGTTTTTTTTATCGATGTTGCTCATGAGTTGTTCTTCCCGACGCAGATTCGCCTTCAGTTGATTGAATGCAGCCTGTCCTGCACGTACATTCGCGATGACTTTTTGCTGTCTCGCAGGGGACAGACTACCGACACGTACTGGAGACATACATGTACTCTAGAAAAAATGTTATAATCTAATATGTCATCGTCCGCGTCCCCGTCGTCGTCGAACTATAATAACAAATCAGCATATTCGAGAACAGAAAGTAATAGTAACGGTACACATGGTCGCCACGGTATGACCCCTGAAGAAACACAAAAAATGAGAAATAAGCTCAGAAATGAGGGTTTACCCCGACACGCGTCGCCGCGGCCAGTGACGGTGCGCTAAAAAATCTTCTGAATGAACAGTATGGCACCTTATGAACGAACGCGCCGGAATCTGAACTTCCAGCGACGCGCACAAGTCTACGCATATGCAGTCTATGCGTTGAACCATATGAACAGGAAGATCCCCGCAGTTCAGAGCTACTATAACGCAAAAAACCTACCGACGCCGGGGCATCGTAATTTTAGAGTGTTCAGTAACTTCCTTAAAGACCCGTCTCTGGGACTGGTGGCCCGAGCGACTGTAAAATCTGAACTCGCAGCATATAAAGCCAAGCTCAATTCGAACGCTCGTTTGTACAGAACCGCCGGAGAATCTGCGAGATATAACGAAAACAAGAAGCGCTATGTCGCGGGACATCCGGGAATGGCAGCAAAGTTCGAGGAGATTCTCTCGAGCATTCGCAAGCCTCGTGCGTCGGCCTTGAAGTACGGGAAGGTATGGATGGATCAGAGCGGTATCGTGAAACGTCGAGCGAACGCAGCTACAGCCGCTCGAAAGGCTGCAAACGAATCCGCTCGTAAGGCTGCACTGGCAAACTACAACAAGATCCTCTCGAATGACAAGACACGGTCCGGCATGAATAAGGTGCGTCACTACACAAAATTGTGGCTGAACAAGAATCTGCCTACAAACTCAAAGTACAAGGATTTCGCTCTGGTCGTTCACCCGAACAAGGGAAACATGAATCATGCAAATAACCAAGCAAAACGTACCGCAATCTTCAAGCTCTTGAGCTCACTGAAGTGATCAGCCTGAGCACATAGCACACGACTCGGGATTTGCTAACGAACAAGCGAGAACCTCCTCGGACGTAGGTGCCAATGTGACCTGTTGCGGCTTGGCCTTGGCGCGCGTCCGCAGATAGTACATACCGGTCTTCAGACCCTTTTTCCACCCGTAGAAGTGCATCGACGACAGCTTTGCTACGGATGGATTCTCTATGAAAATGTTCAGCGATTGCGACTGGTCGATGTACGCCCCGCGGTCCGCCGCCATGTCCAGTATACTCTTCTGTGGAATCTCCCACACGGTCCGGTAGATGTGCTTGAGGTCCAACGGGATGCCGTCAATCTGACTGATGGATCCACCATTCCGAATAATCTCATTCTTGATGGTTGGGTTCCACTTGCCAATCTTCTGCAGGTCACGAACCAAGTGCTTGTTCACCATGACAAACTCACCCGCCAGGGTCCGACGCAGGTAGATGTTGGTCGTGTACGGCTCGAAAGCCTCGTTGTTCCCCATGATCTGGGCGGTTGACGCTGTAGGCATCGGTGCGACGAGCAACGAGTTGCGGAGACCGTGTGTTTTGATGTCCTCCCTGAGAATCTCAAAATTGAAGTCCGGTTTGACCCCCCACATGTCAAACTGTAGAATACCTTGTGAGGCGGGCGACCCGGCAAACGTCTCGTACGGACCCTCCTCCTTGGCGAGCTGACACGATTCTTGTAGGGCCGCGTAGTAGATTCGTTGGAAAATGTACTTGTTCCAGTAGCGAGCCTCTTGACTGTCAAAGGCCCAGCCCATCATCTGAAACACGTCTGCGAGACCCTGAACCCCGATACCGATGGGACGGTGACGCATGTTCGACTTCTTCGCCGCCTCGGTCGGGTAGTAGTTCTGGTCGATGACCCGGTTCAGATTCCGCGTGATGACCCGAGTCACATGTTGAAGCTCATCAAAATCAAACACCAAAGGGTGGGTCCCTTCGGATGCGGGTTTCTTCACGAACGACGGAAGGCAGATGCTCGCCAGGTTGCAAACCGCAGTCTCATCCGGTCCGGAAACCTCCATGATTTCCGTGCAGAGGTTCGACGACTTGATCGTGCCGATGTTCTTCTGGTTCGACTTGGCGTTGACCGAGTCCTTGTAGCACATGTACGGCGTCCCCGTCTCGATCTGCGACTTGAGCACGGCGTCCCAGATGGCGCGCGCCTTGACAACCTTCTTGAACCGACCCTGGGCGACGTAGAGCCGGTACAGCTCGTTAAACTCCTCGCCGTACACGTCCGGAAGGCCGGGGCACTCGTGCGGACACATCAAGTGCCACTCCTCGTCGCGCTCCACCTTCTCCATGAACAGGTCGGGGATCCACAGCGCCGTGAATAGGTCGCGACACCGCGCCTCCTCGTCACCCTGGTTAAGACGCAGCTCGAGAAACTCCATGACGTCGGCGTGCCACGGCTCGAGATAGATTGCAAAAGAGCCCTTACGCTTCCCACCCCCCTGGTTGACGTACCGGGCCGTGTTGTTGAACACGCGGAGCATAGGCACGATACCGTCAGCGACGCCGTTCGTCCCCTTGATCGGTGTTCCGGACGCCCGGATGTTCGAGGCATGGATACCAATCCCACCCGACCACTTGGAAATCTGGGCACACTCCTTGAGCGTGTCGTAAATGCCCTCGATGCTGTCATCCTTCATCGCAACCAAGAAGCAGCTCGACATCTGCGGGCGATTTGTACCGGCGTTGAAGAGTGTCGGGGTCGCGTGTGTAAAGTACTTTTGGGACATCAGGTTGTACGTCTCCTTGACCCGCGGGATGTCGTCGCCGTGGATACCGATCGCGACGCGCATGAAGAGGTACTGAGGCGTCTCACCCTTGTTCAGGTAACCTCGCTGGAGCGTCTTCAGGCCAAAATAGCCAAAGTCATAGTCGCGCGAGTGATCAATCACGCCGTCGAGCTCCAAGGACAGACACTTCATGAAATAATCCGAGACGATCCCGTTCGTGTGCAGGGGGACCATCGCATCCGAGAAGCACTTGGGTGACATTTTGTGCATGTTCGATGCGACGATCCGGGTCGCCAGAACCTCATAGTCGGGGTGTTCGGTCTGCATATGGACCGCCACCTCGGCCGAGAGATCATCGATTTCACTCGTCTTCATCAGATCGTACATACTCGTGAAAACCTTCTGGGCCACCTTGTCAGGCTGAACATCCAGTCCAGAGCACAGCTTGCTGATACGGGCAACAACCTTGTCGAACAACATCGGCACAATGTCACCATTTCTCTTCTGGACCTTCATTTGTATTTACAGTGGTCATATCTTTTATGTGAGCTCATTGTAAATGAGCAACTATCGGGTGCCGCCTTCACCCCTGTCGGACGCCTTTTTCTCGCCGTTCAACCGTGAGTACCTGCACGGTGCCATTGTACGCAACATCAAGACAAAGACGGGCATGGCCATCGATCGTCAGAACGATGCTGATCTGTCATCCCTGATGCACGGCGTGTACCGGGTCATGATGGCTGATCCGGAGTCCAAGACCCAGGTGGCACAGATGAACGACATTGTGGTCCGTGAGGCGACCAAGACGATTCAGACCGGTATCCTCCAACAGCTCGCCTACTACGATCGGATCACCAAGAGCCCGGTCCCGCTCTCGATGCCGGTGAGCACGTCAACTTACGGAAATAAAATGAGTGGCAATGATAAATATGGATTCTGAGAAGAAGGAAAAGCCGACGACGAGCAGTGGAATGTCAGGGTTGCTCATCGCTGTAATCGTGATTTCGATTGCAGCGGTGATTGGTGCCCTCTTGTACTTTTACGTGTACAAGAAGAAGGGGATGAACAACTCGTTCAAGAACACGGGCACCCCCAGTCTGGGGGCGGCAGCTCCCCCTGCAGTCCCGTCGATGAACAACGTCACGGGTGGCAACATGGGGGCGACGGGTGGCAACGCCCGGCCTTCAGCGAATGCCGCCGCTCCCCGTTGAAAGCTTTTCGCCAAAATGAACCATAAGAACAGCGATGAATGCGAGAACCAGGCCGACCCACTGGATCGGATGTTTGAACCGTTCGCCCAAAATAAAAAACGCCACTGCAGCGCCGAGAATGGTGATCATCCCTTCCCAGAGTGCAGACACGTACAACATATTCGCATGGGTGAAGCTTCTGATGAGAAAAAACAACACGACGGCATAACCGGCAATCCCGAATGCCAAGTTGTGTTTGGTTGAATGACCCGACTCGGCAAAAAACTTGAGATGGCAATTTCCAAAGATCTCGGCGCATGACATTGCCAGCACGTTCACGAGTGCCATTTACCTAGTACAGACATTTATTATCCTTGGCACACTCGAATCGGAACGTCAGGAACGTCGGAACGTTGGCGGTCGTGGTGACGTATGCACCGGTGGACGTGTACGCGTTGATCGTCAGGCGATCGAGCTTACGGATCGGATTGATGTAATTGACTGAGGTTGGGAAGTATCCACCGGTCGTGTAGATGACGGGCGAGTTGGCCACGCGCGACGTGTCAACCGGGACGGCGACGAGCGCCTCAGCGAGTTTGTTTGCGTTTGATATGGTTGCAGATGTGGACCCGACCGTCGAGCTGGCACCGGCCGATGACAATGTGTACGTCACCTGACCACGATCGATAAACTTTGAGGTGAGCTCTTCGGCGTGAAAGTAGACAACCGGAGAAACGTTGGTCGAGGGCGTGATGCACGCGCTGAGCAGTTCCATCTTGACAACATTCGTCAGGGAAATTGGCAGGTAAACTACAAAGGATGCAGCATTCGAATTCACGGTCGAGACGTTGCTGCTGTCCACCTTGATCGTGTACACCTCACGTGTTTGGCATTCGCACGGCATTAAGTTAAGCGGATATTTTTCTTGTGACATACGTCATCTGGTTCGAGAGCTTGATGTGCCAGGCGTGGAGCACCGCCACCTGGAACACGAGAATTGTCACCGACAGAATCAGTGCAACAATGGGTAGCCATGTGAGCCAGCGAGGGCGCTTGTCTTCTTCCATTACTACTTACAGGGTATTTTTTTGGCCAGCGTCGAAAACTCCCGTGAGAGCTCGATGTGCCACGGATAAAGAACAAATATAGCAAATGCAAATGAGCAGCACGACACGATAAATGCCGCGACCGGAACCCATTTGAGCCAGCGGCGATTCCGTGGGTCGTCAAAGTCCATACCCTTTTCAGGGAAAAAAATCTTCAATTTCGAGTGTGTCGCCTTGTGTCGGAAAGTTGATGAGCACCGCATCGGACAAGCCGAGCAGTTTCAGGTACGCCTTGGTCTGGACCCGATGGTCATCCTTGATGGTCCGGACCGATTTGAGCTCGACGACGATTCGCCCGTCGACGATGAGATCGGCCCTGAGGTTGCCGAGCGTGTGTTCCATGAACGTCACCGGGATGACCCTCTCAGTCTCGTAGGCCACGCCGGCTTTTCGGAGACAAACCTCCATCGCGTTGTGGTAGACGCGCTCCGAAAAGCCTGGCCCGAGCGACTGCCAAATTTGGCGGGCTGACGAGTGCAGGAGCGCCCGAACCATATGTTTCCATGGGTTATTCTATTTATCTTCTAGCGTTATACATCGGAAACATGTTCGAGCGTCACGCCAAGTAATTTCTCGTCTTCAATTATATGGCTACCCAACTCACTCAGCTGATCACGGCTCTGCTTCTGACCAACTTTGCATTCGCATCGATGTTGTACCCGTGGGTTACCGATGATGACTTTACGGGCCTCCGCAAGAAGGGGTCTGGTCGTTTCGTCGACCTGTTTTATTTTTCGATCGTGTCATTCTCGACGGCTGGTTACGGAGACATCTCACCCAAGTCCACGCGGGCGAGACTCATCATTTCATTTTACTTGCTCTTCGTTAACATCACAGCCATCTACGGGTTTTACAGTGCATTCATCAACCCGTCCGTCTGAGGTTGGCGTTCGGGTCGGCCCTGGTCATGTACCACTGCTTGGGCGCCTTTTTCTTCGTGACCAGGACGTACTTGTACACGCGAGCGATCGCCCACTGGGGCGCCGTCGCACCCGGACGCGAACCACCCGTCTTCCACGCCTTGAGACCTCGGTCGTACACGGTATTCAGGGTTGACCGTGAGATACCAGTCCGCTTCGAGATTGCATCCTTGTTGAATTTGAGATCGGGGTACACTTTGTGGAAGAGCAAAGTCCACCTGGATTTCTGGCGCGTCCCACCTTTGTTCGACTGGCCGAGGGTCAGTTTACTATACGAAACTCTACGGCGTCGGAGGAGTTCATGTTCGCGCTGCTTTTGAAGTCTGTGGCTCAGACCCGAAAAGTATCGCTCAGGCCATTTGCGTGACAACGTGATGTGACGCGGTTTCATAATATGTTGACAGAAAATAGGAATGAGCACACGCGAACTCATCATATTTGCTGATTCGGTCCAGAGAGACACGTCATTGTACCCATCAGGAAATTCGTACACGCTCCATCTCACAAACCCACTCAAAAATGTAACCAAGGTGGATCTCGTTTCGGCGGTCGTCCCAAACACAATGTACAACCTGACATCGACATCGAATGTGCTTCAGATTGACTCATCGAACGTCTTTTTGAATCCAGGCTTTTACTCGATGTCGAGTCTCGTATCGGCTTTCAATGCATCGACACAGGCGTCAGCCACCATGGCATACCTGCCCGGCGAGGGCCGTTTCATCTTTTACGGTAACTTGATGTCTGTCACGTGTCTCACGAGTGACATATCGCGCATCACCGGTTTGCCGGTCGGCACGACAGCCTCGTCACTCTTGTCGGAAAACCAAGAGTTTGCAAACATGTGGCCGGGTGCGACAACATACGTCAAGTCGACATCGGTCATCAATCTGAGTGTCAATGAATATGTCTGGCTTGATATTGCCGAGTTTCGTACACCCCTGACGCTCGACGCACGCCAGCTGACCCAACAAGCGTGGGGTCAGGTGACCACATCAGGCAGCACGGCCGCGACATCGTTTGCACTCGTGCCGATGGATGTCGTCAGTGGATCATACAAATCATTCAAAGAAAACTCGGACTATCGCATCTCGGTTGAGTTTCCTTCGCGCATCGATTCGATCGAGCGTCTGACTGTGACGTGGCGAGATCGGTACGGCAACCCATTGAATTTCAACGGGCTCGACATCAACTCGTTTGGGATTCGGGTTCACACGGTTGTGCCGTCTGAACCTGAACGGATCGAAAGCGTCCCGGCGCCTGTCCGGGAGGGTCTCTTTCAGGACAAACAAAAAGCGTTCGTCATTGTTTCCGTTGTTCTGGTGGTTGGCCTGGTTGTGATATTGCTCATGGCGCGCCGGAGCCAGTGACCGAGAAGCCGTCGATGCCCTTCTGCTCATCACGGACGCGCGCCTTGGGGGGCATCATCATGAGAAGCCACACGACGATGAACATCGCGACAAAGTACACGAAGGAAACACGGGTATTGTGCTTGGCGTAAAACTTGGACCAGGCGGCAATACCGAGAGCGCCAAAAAGGGGAGTCGTCAACATTACTTTTAGCCAAGAAATTTACGGCCGATGTAGTTGCGATCGTACCGGTACGTCTTGGCGTAGCTGGGCATGGTCCGCTTGGACAGCGTCGCGACCGCCTGTAGGCGGTGGAAAACCGCCAAGGGTTTTTGCATACCGTACGTGATCGCCTTGGTGAGCGCACGGTGACGGGCCATCGGCGACTTGCTGACGCTGTACCCGTACGCTGTAAGCATACCGGGGCGGGTGACCGGGATCACCTTGGGGCCCTTGCCAAGCTTGCCGCGATCGACAATCAGGGTTGCCTGCACCTGAGTCTTACCGGCCGGGCGGTAGTATGTGTAGGACTTGCGGGCACGGGTCCGCTTGACGTGGATCACCTTGGGTTTACGGGTTTGCACGTAAGAAACGCGCTCGATCATATTACTAAATGATGAGATAAAAATGAGGTGCGCCAGCCTTCAAATGAAGGCTCATGTCGTCGACCTCGAGTCGAAGCGCATGTCGGACGGCACGGGCATCATTTTTTCTATGAGCTTCATGCCAATCTCATTCGAGCGCACCAAGGGGTGGAAGAGTCGCGGTCGCGGTCAGGATCCCGTCTACGAGTCGTCGACCAAGTTCCTAACCGAGTCGATTCAGACGATATTCATCGAGGATGTTCTCGCCGATCCGTGCATCGGCGAGGACCCCGACATCATCAAAAAGGTGGGCCAGACGGTCATCGACTCGGCAAAAGTCACTGGGGCGAGCATCACCATGCCGTTTCGTGACGCGGTTCAGTACTTTCTCGAGTCGCTCAGCGGCTCGACGTGGTTCGGCCACTCGATCGACCGGGACATCCAGTTTCTGGTCCAGACGGATCAGCGTCTAGGCACAAAGATTTTCAAAAAGGATCCGATGGCTTACCCCGAGACGTGTTGTTGTTTCGGGGCGTGGTCGACGGTGGCGAAGGTGTGTACCCAGCAGCTTCTGACACGTCGGTGCCCCAAGTTTATGGACAAGTACATCAAGGCGGGTGGAATGACTGCACGACTGGCCGACTTGTCCGCGTACGTCACGGGTGCGAGTCAGCATCACACGTCGACGCAGGATGTTCTTGATCTGGCGGCGGTGATTCAGCGAGCGTATGAAGATGATCATTTTCAACTCGAGGGCAAATCGTACATGACATGTATCCCGTTACAAACATCCGCACTTTCGAGTCGATAGACATTGAAAAATCAAAAATGTCGAGGTCTTCCACCTCCACGACGGTTGTCTGAAACATACTGTACCGGTGACGGAGGCTGAATGCCGTCCCGAGAAGCCGTAGACCATATGTCTTGAGGTTGTTGACACGGGCGGTAAACTCGCCGCCCGTGCGAATGACGTGTACAGTCTTTGGCTCGTGATTGAGTACTTTGGCGCACGGCGTCTCTTCGAGGGCCCCACCATCGATGTAGTGCCAATCAGCTTTTTTGACGCTCTGGATAAGGAACGGCATAGCGACGGTCATCGTGAGGGCTTCATGCACGGACATGTCGGGATGTGTGTCGACCGAAAAGTAGTGCGTCGTGCCCAAGTCGATGCAGCACGCCGAGACGTACAGTTTTATGGGCCAATGAGCCCACAGCTCCGCGAATGTTACGTCATCTTTATGAAGAATCTGTCGCGTGAGACCCACCAGGACTGCCAAAATCTTTTTGGAACTCACGAGTCCGTAAGTCTTGAGGAGCGCCTTGATGTTTGGCTTCATGACGTTTTTGATCGGAATGTCGGCACTTAGTTCAAACATGCGCGTCACGTCACCCTTGGTGAGGATGTACATAAAGGCGATGAGACCACCGGCCGACGCACCTGAAATTGTTTCGAGATCGTTGAGTGCACCTTTATCTGAAAGCGCACTGAGCGTGCCCATGAACAAAAAGTAGGCCATCGCACCTGGTCCAATGACCAAGTGCTTCATCTACTGTAGTTTTTTAATAGTAATTGGGAAACTGGCCGCGCAGAAACGAAAACACGAGCGCAAACACGAGCGTGTGGACACCCACCGCCGTCACCGAGCTCTGGCCCGAGGTCAGAACGCCACGGCTGCCTGGCGGGATCGTCAGAAGGATGCCCGGGGACAGCAGGACAAACAGGACAACCGGGACAAACAAATCAGCCGGACGAAGAGAAATCTTCAACAGAAAGCGTGCAATTACATAGTATACCAGCGCCAGCACAATCGCGTGCATCAGGGTCGTCTTGAGGTTTGAGCTGACTCCTGGGAACAGGCGCAGCGACGGTAGCGCCAGAAGCAGGCCCGGGCTGAGCAGCGCAAAGAGAATCGCGGGCGTGAGCACCTTGGGACCGGTAATGTCAATTGCCATTACTATTACTCAGAATTATTTCGGACAAACTCGCAAAACTTGTGAAAGGTTGCATTGTTGAGGAGCGTGCTGTTCAGCGAGTTGTCCTCGAGGTACGCCCTGAGCGACATCCACATGTTCAGGATGTGTTCACTGTGCCAGTCGTGCCAGGCTTGCGGATCGAGCTCGAGGTCATATTCGTCCTGGATGTCCTCCTCGTGGGCATCCTCGTACTGGAAGGCGTCAACGCTGTACTCGTTGTTGACACCCATTTCAATCGTTCGCTTTTCTTACTGTAAGTACGTCTCTCTCCTTTAGGGGAGCAGCGTCGAGGATAGCTTGGAAAGCTCCCTCCACCTGAGTCTCGTTGCCACCAAAAAAGGAGCGGAGACCGTTGATTATAACTTCTTTGGTCAGGCTGCCTCTAGATTGTTTCGCCTGGTACGCCACCTTCTGACCTTGGATCTTGATCACCGGGTCGGAATCCTCATCCTCCTGCTTCATCTGCTTCATCACACGCTGAACCTCAGCACGAAGCTCCTTCTCACGTTTATTCAGGACACTAATGTCCCCGCGAGCAGCTTTCAACTGAGATTTGAGGCCGAGCCACTCTGACATCACGTCTTTAAGAGTAGCCATTTACTGTACAAATGGTTTTAGTTTTTAATAGCCTTTGTATTCGTTCTGGATCTCAAACTTGGGGCGCATCGTGTCGGGCGGGATCGTGGACAGGTTGAAGATGCTCACCGGCTCACGCGGGTTGGGGGGCTCGGAGCGCTCCTGGAGGTTGGCATTGCGCAGGTTGCCGCCGATCGTCTCGGGGAAGCCAATCTGGGCACGGGGATCCAGGAAGTTCTGACCGGACAGGATGGCATCCGGGCTAAACTGACCAAAGTCCTCGGTCGTCACCACCTCCTTGGGGATCAGACCCACGTTGGGGTCCGTCTGGACCTGACCCACCTTGAAGCTGCCGCCGATGTTCTCGAGGGCTTCCGTAAACGGAGCAAACATGCTGCTGCTCTCGGCAGCCTGCAGCTCCGAATCACCACCCTGCTGGATCATCGGGCCCGCCTTTTCGGGCAGAACATTCTCACCCTGGACACCCGACGGAGCCTCCATGAACGGGCTGCGCTGGGGCATGAACAGCATCAACGTAATCAGAAAAAGAAGAACCAGGATCGCCAGACCTTTGCCGTCCATTTATAATGTACGCCTACTTTTTTTTACAGGTCGATGTCTGGCTCCTCCTCGACTGGGTCATCCTTGAATAGGTATTCGCGCGGGAACTTTGGCTTCGGTGCCCCCTTGACCCGCACCTGGATCACCTTCCAGACTGGCTCAAATGCGCGCTTCGTAAATACGAGGCCTGAGAGTTCGAAGAGGGCATCGACTGGGACACCAGTGTCAACCCCATCGAGTGTGTTCTTCTGGGTGTCGTAAAACATGGTGACAATCTCACCCTTGATGGTTGCAAAAGTGGCTGACAGTTCCGACTCGGGGTTGACGCTCTTCTGGTAGGCTGAGGAAACCGTCTCGTCGGAAATCTCCTTCCCGAACCACTCCACCTTGGACACCTTGGCCTGAGCGACAATCTGCTCATCAATCTCCGAGAAAAGAGTTGGGTCCGTCTTGATTACAGCCTGGGCTCCATCGATACTCACAAAGGTTACACCGTTCAACTGGTGCATCACACGCGACCCATCATCCTGGGTCACCTTCAGGAAGTATCGGCCGTCCTGGAGCTTGGATGGTTTGGAGAAAAGCATGTAGCTATAAAACAAATCACGTCTCTAAGTAATGAGCTACTGTGGACCCCAGTACGCGTCATCAAACTGTTCGTGCTACCTCCAGCTGACACCAGGCATCACCCCTGGATCCAATGTCGCGACGACAACCCCGCTGTGCGCCTTCCGTTCAGCAGGGAAACAGTACGCATGCGACCCAGGCTGCTGCCCTAAAGCCTGTACGGTTGATAACTCATCATCTGATCCACTTGCGACCACGGCGACGAAACCGTCAACCAGGCTGACGACTGTAGACTGGATCCTGATTGTCCTAGCGATCATCTTTTGTGTCCTTCTATTCGGGGGCATCCTGTGGGCTTCACGCAGAAGAAAAAACCTCAACAGATAATAGTTTATGGAGGTCCTTAAGAATGACTCTGATGTTCAAAAAATCTACAACTATATGCGATACACGACCATCTGGGGTCGGTTCAAGGTTTGGCATCTCACCCTTTTCCTGACGCTCGGGCCGATGCTTACGTGGCCGATGCTCATCCTCCTCGGTCTGGTTTTCATATACGAAAACCGAAATGTAGTTAAAGAGTTCAGGGATATAATAACCAGTAATGGAGGCAACCAACGAGCTACTGGCAATCCTGCAGACGGAGATCAAGGCACTGCGCAAGGACCTGCGCAAGGTGAAGCAGCTGCTGGAGGATCCCTCCGGTGAGAAGACCAAGGCGCGTGCATCCAACAACGGCTTCAACAAGCCACTGGATGTATCGGACAAGCTGCGCCTGTTTCTGCGCCTCGGTGCCGACGAGAAGGTGTCTCGCAGCCAGGTGACGAAGATGATTAACCAGTATGTGACTGAGAAGAACCTGAAGAGTGGCCAGCAGATTTCGCTGGACCAGACGCTGAAGGAGCTGCTGAACCCGCCCGAGGGTACGACGGTGACGTTCCTGAACATCCAGAAGTACATCAACCCGCACTACATCAAGCCGGCTCCCACGACGCCCCTGGCGGCTTCCGCCTCGGCTCCGGAGGGGACTACCCCGGACGCCCCCAAGAAGGCGGCTCGTCCGACCCTGAAGAAGACGGCGTCTGCGCCTGCGAAGTAAACAGCTTAAACAAATTCCTCGTGTAATAGCAAAACATGGAGCCTGTCCAACTCGTTGATCCACCGGTGATGGATCGACAGAAAATTGAACAGCTCGTTGGTACAAAGATTCGTGACGTGTCTTTCTATCAGCGCGCCTTTACGCATAAATCGGCACTAAAAAAGTATCAGGGTCTTACGGGATCTTATGAGACGCTCGAGTTTATGGGTGACTCGGTCCTCGGGTTTATCATTACACGTCATCTCTTTGACAAGCATGAAAAGGAGCAGGAGGGGTTTCTGACCAAGGCGCGCACGAAGATGGTGCGCGGCAAGACGCTCTGTGAGATTTCAGAGCAGCTTGGTCTTCAATCATGGATTCTCATGGACGACAAGGGGATCCGAAACAACTGGAACATGAATCCGAACATCCTCGAGGATGTATTCGAGGCGCTGGTTGGAGCCATTTACTTGGATCTCGGGATGGTGCACGCCAAAAAGTTTGTCTTTGCGGCGTTTGACCGGGTGGAGATTTCGTTGACGGATGACAATTACAAGGATCAACTGATGCGCAAGTGTCAGGCGGCCAAGCTCCCACTACCGGACTATCAGGTTCGGAACCAATACCCGAATGGGACGTTCCACATCGAGGTGATTGTCGATGGTGTCGCGTGTGGTTCGGGTTTCGCTTCGACGAAGAAACAGGCGGAACAGAATGCGGCTGAGATTGCGTTAAAATCTCAACCCAAATTATGACGAACACGCGAACGAAAACAAGCTGTTCGACGACAACTCCTTCGCATGCAGGGCAATGTGAATAGGGTACATGCGACTCGTCAGAGGCTGACGGCTCAGCGCAACAATATTCGGCGTCAAATTGCTGGGATCCTCGGTCAAGAAGTGGGGGAATACATGATCATGAATAATGAAACTCATCAGAACAGCACTCTTGCTGGTATTCGTCGTATGCAAGGAACTCGACTCGCTCAAATGATAGAAAAAGCGTATCTGCGACCCGGTGGAATGTACACGCGAAAGATGGCTGGCACGCTTAAACAAGTCTCCACATAAGAATGTATGCACCCAAGAACACGTGAACTACTCGATCAAGCATATGCCGAGCAGCGTTCCGATGAATGGCTCGCGCTCCGCGGGACGATGCTCACCGCGAGTGACCTCGCGTCGGCGATCGGTGACAACCCATACGAAAAACCGAGCGACCTCTTGCTTAAAAAATGTGGTGCGGTCAAGTGGGGCGGTAACGCAGCGACGGCGCACGGGACGCTCCTCGAGCCGATCGCACGCGACATGTACGATGACCGGTACAAACAGAAATCCCACGAAATTGGTCTGGTTCAACATCCCGTGCACAAGTGGCTCGGAGGGTCACCGGACGGTGTCACCGAGTCTGGTCGTCTGATTGAGATCAAGTGCCCCCTCACACGTAAGATTGAGCACAAGTGCCCTAAGTACTATCTGCCGCAGATTCAGCTGCTGCTCGAGGTGCTCGATCTCGAGGCGTGTGATTTCATCCAGTACCGCCCGGCGGGATTTCTCAAGCCGGACTCACCCGAAGAGTTTGATGTGATCGAGGTGATTCGCGATCGCGCTTGGTTTCAGCGCATACTGCCGATCGCCAAGGCGTTTTGGGACCAGGTGATTCTTCGTCGTCAGATTGGTCTGTGCGAGGTGGAGAGCGACGACGACGAGTCGGTCAAGGTGGTGGCGGCTGGTCTGGTTAAGGATTATGTATGCGAAATAGAAAGCGAAGATGAAGTGCGAGAAGTGTCGGAGCCAAGTGGGTCTGTTGGTTCTGACATGCCGGGAGTGCACGGGCAAGTATTGCACGAGGTGCATCCAACTGGAGATGCACCAGTGCAAGATGCTCGAAGGTCGAAGCGAGTCGGAGCGCGCTCTACTCGAAAAAAAGCTGGTCAAGGTGGAGGCTCCTAAAGTGATTAAACTCTAACTATAGGCAAAAAATTAAACTTTGAGAACCTTGGCTGAAACGAACAGCACCAAAAGAAGGACTAGCATCATCAACAAGGGGAACATAGACTCGGTGCGCCCGAATGGGTTTTCGTTGGTGTAATTTTCACCGTTTCTCCAAACGACTTCACGCGACCAATTTGTAGTACCATCATCGTACTGCACCTTGCGCGCCGGAAACATGAATGACGAGGCTGGGTCGACACCACCCGTCTTTAAATACATCGCACCTGAGCGATTGAGGACGTTGGGGTTGTAGTGCTCGGTAAACTCTGGCGGTGAGTCAGATGCATCCCAAGTCGCCGGGCCTTCTTCTGGGGCTTTCCACTGCATCTCAGGGTATGTGGCGCCATTCGTCGACACACCGAACGTGTCGGTTGCCGAGTAGGGATTGACGCGGTTCATCGATAGAGTGTCATCGGCCAAAAACTCAGTCATTCCTATTGTCTAATCAACATATTTTCTGGTCTGAACCTTTTCCCGGTGGCGGGACCACATTTCATCCAGGTCGACATTCAACATGTAGGCCAGCTGGAACAAGTACGAAAATACATCGCCCATCTCAGTCGTAATGTCCGTTCCTCGATCCTTTTTGAGTCCAGTCTTTCGAAAGTTTCGTTGGTACTGACGGATGGCCGAGGCGAGCTCACCAATCTCTTCGGTGAAGAGCAGCCATACTGTACTGACGGGGGCCTTGTCCCACCCCTTCGTCCTGCAAAGGTTGAAAGTCTCATCACGGTATGTATTCATCATGTTTCAAAAGGGGCTCATTTGTTTATAAGCAGTATCGTGAACGCAACGAGAAGCCCTGTGAGCTCGACTGAGCAGCGAAGCTTTTCAGTCTGGATCTCTGAGAGATTTCGGCGCTCGGCCACGAGCGCACTGAAAAGTCTGGAGAGCCGATCTATGATGAAAAAGATGACAAAGCCAAAGGCGATATCCTGGGGAGTCTTCATTAAGTTGCGGTAGGAATAAATTCCCAGGCGAGCTCCCGACATATGAGCCGCCACATATCATCCTGGCGATGCAGCTTCTCCTTGGACTTGAGAAGTGGGAAGCACGGCAGGTATTCATCTTCTCCGAGCAATTCACAAAACTTGTAGAGTGTAAACGAGTACGAAAGAAAGTTCTTTCTATCCGTCGGGCAATGTTTCTCAAAGGGTTTTTGTACTTGACCAAACATGAGACGCAGTCTGTCTTCGAGTTCTTGAGGCATGGTCGGTGGTTTGACTCCGTTGAGAATCGTTGTGATGTACGGCGCGTGTTCGTAGTACTTGTTCAGACCAAGTTTTTTGAGCAAGCCACGGACTTTGAGGTGGGTAATATCGGCGCTATCCTTGATTTTCTGTTTTTTGAATTCAGAACGAAGCTGACTTATGACATCATCAGGGATGCTGGTTGACTCTTTGGCTTGGAACTGTGAGACCCACTCGTTAAAGTGATTGTCGCGCTTGTATGAGTATACCACGTTGCGCTCCATCTCTTGCTCCTCCTTGAAACCACGCTCGTTTGACTGTACGTATTGCGCAGCGCCGCACTCGGTACACACCTGCTCGCTCGTCTCTTGCTCAAAGACGAGCGTGCACATCCGATTACACGACCTGCATTTGAGCTCCATGTCGATCGCAGGCGGCTTTTTATGCTCATTCACACTATTCTCGACAGACGCCATGTACTCGTCAAAAATATCCTTGCGTTGGACACCACCGACCCGTTCGGTTGTGTACTCACGTATGTGCGGGATACAATGAGTGAGGTATTCGTAGAGCTCCTCGGGTCTATCCTCGAGTTCTTTAATTCGCTCGGTTATGCGTCGTTCCATAACTGATAAAGATCTAATCTCTTTATTAGACATGGATATTGTTTTGGCGCTCCGGCCAAAAAACATGACAATACGCGAGGTGGCCCGGTCGAACACAGGTGAACAGCTGACAACCTATATCTTCAACAACATAGAGTACACGCATGTAGGTTCATGGCCTCCGGTACACGTCCCTGGCTTCCATGTTCCGATTGCATCAGCAAAAGTCCTCGAGACGGACGAAGATATTACCACACATGTGAGGCGTTTCGCCGGCCCGAGGCACGTCGTAGATATCCAGACTTTGCGGTATGCACTCGGAAGATGGTCTTGGACGTTTGGTTTGAGCATGACGTCTCGGTTGTCTCTCAAGACCATACCGTATCTACGGGTCCCGGATATCGCACCGAAGATTGTGGTGACCGATGTGCTCGGTCAGGTTTCCATCTTCTGAGCCAAGTAAAACCGGACGTCGCCCAGATTTGCAATGGCGTAGCGCACAATCAGGGGAAGCTTCGAATTTTGCGAGTTTTGGAAGAGCTGCACATTCGAGCACAGGTTGGTCGCCTTTGTGTACATGTTAATGTACTTGAGGGGGTAGACGCCGCCGATCGGCTCACCCTCCTTGGGGGGGCCGCACTCAATCACCGTCTTTTGGTCTGCGAAATCCCCCGCGCAACTCATCTCAAGCAAGTGACCCCGGCGAACGATCGAAATGTCGGTCGCCAGGTTCGCCATGTCGCGCGCGATACGCTGAAAATCCACAGACGGAAGGGTCGTCACCAGGTCCATCTCGATGTCCGGTACGATGAGATCATCCTCATTAATATCGAGGAGCTTGAGTCGAAACTGTGTGACCGAGTGCTTCACGGTATTCTCAATCTCAATCTCGAGGATGTCATTGTCTTGGATCTTCATCCGGAGCGAGTCGTTGTTCGTCACCGACTTGAGGAGCTTGTACACGTTCGATAGGTTGACGCCCGCGATAATATCCGAATCGCACGAGTACTCTTCAAAGTTCTCGGCCGGGAGGAACATGTGGACCAGCGTCACATGAGCCGTGTCAAGCGTGATAACTTTGATGCCTTGAGGCGTAAAGTACACGTTGACATCATTGATAATGTCTTTAAGGACCTCGAAGATGGTCCTTAGAGCGCTCGCCTGTATAGTCTGCAGGTACATAGGGGAACTGCGTCGATGTTTTTTATTTACACTTGATATGGAGGATTGGATCATTATCATCGGTCTTATTTTTGTCTAAGAGTCTTCATATCGTTCGAGAAAGTACTTTTTGAGGTCGACATCGAGCCGCTGGCCGCTGGCCGTGAGTCGAAGGACGCCATCATCAGTGAGACCAATATCAGCCAATGGGTCGAAATTCTTGCTCGTGAGGATGTCCCATCGCTCTCTGTACTTGCGGTTTTCGAGCGAACCGTGCCACAGATGCAATATGGAACCGTTGACGTTTCCGAGCTTCATTCCGGTGCAATTCTTTTCAAAGAGGTCGATGAGCCGCTTGTAGTTTTCATTGACATTTCCTGGTCTGGAGAATGTTCCCTTTCCGATCCAGGCGAGTGCCATGTGACGGTCGGCCGAACCGAGAATCGCCCAATCGATGAGTTTGCCCATCTGGCGCCATGCGGTGTGTGTGCACGCCCATGCATATCCGGGATGCCAAAAACCGTACTTGTCCGTTGCGATGTAATCGGTCCCGCTCTGTGAGTGCATGTAGCCAAACGACTTGTCCACCTTGATCGTCTCACCCCTTGGCCCGAGATTGACAGCCGACTGGAAAAGTTGTACAATGTCAAACGTCTCGAGGGTTTCTTTTGTTTCGGCGACCCAATGCGAGTTCAGAAACACAATGTCTGCGTCGATCCATGCCATGTACTTCCAATCTCTCGGTAGATGCGTCTCGCCGATGTTGATTAGGTTTTCTTTGATCCATATGGGGTTTGAGGATGGAACCTTGATGTGCCTCCATACTGGAAGGGTCGGAAGTGGTGCCGGACCGATCGCCTCAACCACAATAATTTTAATCCCGGTTTCGAATTTACTGCGGGCGACAAAGTCGATAAACAACCTGCGTCTGCTTTTATAGTTGCAGTAGTTGAAGTATGGCAGTATGATGTAAAGCGGTTCATCCCCGAAGCATGACCTCATCTTCTGTTCTCGGAGAATATTTTATAGGCTAAAAATAGCATGACGGTGACTGTCACGTTGAGGAAGAGCCCGAAGCTCGAGAAAAAGTGGCGGGCAACGTTCGAGACTGGCCAGACGGTAGACTTTGGTCGACGTGGCTACTCGGATTACACGCGGCACAAGAATCACGCCAGGATGATTCGGTACTTGATGCGTCACAGACGACGTGAAAACTGGGGACAGAGTGGCCGTTACACCCCGGGCTTTTGGTCGAGATGGTTGCTTTGGTCCAAACCGAGCCTGTCGGCCGCAGCCAAGACGACTCAGAGGGCCCTCGGACAAGGGTTTCGGATTCGGATAAAGAATTAGAACCAGCCTTCTTTATGAAGAAGAAGATTCCAGGTGCGCTCCGTGAACAGGTATGGCTCCTTTATTGCGGTGATGTCCACTTCAAGCACAAATGCTTGGTGACGTGGTGCGAGAATATCATCACGCCCTTTAGTTTCGAGATGGGTCACAACGTCCCCGAAAGTAAAGGTGGTTCGACTGACATTAACAACTTGCGTCCCATTTGTGGCAAATGCAACAGGTCTATGGGTGACGACTATACGATCGACGAGTTTTCGGCGCTTTCCGAACGACGACATGTCTCGAAGCTCTGGGAATGCTTCAAGTACTCGCACTGAAATATTTTCTCGCATGATAGTAATGGGTTGGACGATCAAAGGTCAGCAGGCCGGTACGTACAAACCCAAAACGACGCGCAGACTTTCAGGTCTGACGACCATTATCGAACGCAACCTCTGGAAGATTGTCAAGAATGGGATAAAGACCAAGAAGATCAAAGCTAAAAAGCGCGGCAGATTCACCGTTTACAACTAAATTTCTCGGGGAATGGTAAATGCCAGTGACACCGCGTCGGATGGCCCAGCGCAAAGCCGAGTTTCGTGCAGGTCAGGCAAACTATAACCGTCTAGTCCAGCTGTACGGAAATCTCAAGAGACGGTTCGCCGAGGTGAATCGTCTGGAATTGGAACACTATCAGATGTCAGGCAATATAAAACGGGCGGTACGCGAGACTGTACAGAATTACGGAAACACCCCTCAGGGTCGAGCTCAAACTCACCGAATGATGCTGATGTGGCACGCCAGAGAACGTAAACTCCGTCAGAAGCAAAACGAGAGAGTTCGGGGAGTCAACCGGGCTATTCAGAACATGCGTCCGATCATCCGTGAGTACTACCGTTTGAGATACGGAATGAACAATGCGATCGAGACAAATGAAAATCTTTGGAACAACATCAAAAACAACATCGAAAGCCGCAGCTTTTCACCGAAACGCATGGCGCGTCTCAAGTTGGCCCGTCTGATCAACCTGGCTGCCGTACGTCCTGGCGGCTGGGTCTCTAAAAGACTGTTCAAGGGGCTCGAGAATAATTTGAAAGCATGACTTGCGGTCAAGACGGCTCAAAAAATTCGCGGCAAGAAGTAGAATGGCCGAACTCGCAGCGGCAATCATCAGTGCATTCATGTGGATCTCAAAAACAGCGTACGACCAAATGGTACGCGTGTACGCGCGCTCGCATGATGAGCTTGAACGTATACACCAACTAGGGGTGCGACGCCTCAAACGGTCGATTGGATGCACCGACCCACCAGAATCGGAGTCGGAGTCGGAGTCGGAGTCGGAGTCGGAGTCGGATGAAGAAGAACCTGTTGACAAAAAGAAGAAACCACCATTCGCGTTCATTGTGATCGGTGCAGCCATTGTTGCTCACGGGATACGCCGTGTGCACCGTGCTTCATCGTGAAAAGCAAATCCTTTCCGAGGCTGAGCAGCTGCAATGTAATTCCAATCATATCATCACCAATAATATCATTGGAATTAATCCTCCCCCGACAGGTTTCGAACCTGTGACTTTCATACGTTCCATGTATCACTCTTCTTAATATTATCCTTCGCCCACAGTGGCTGAAGATTCTTCCAATGGAAGCATATCGGTTTCTGTGCACCCCGTCTAGCAAACAGAGTGTACACTTTCTCTTCACCGCATCTTTTGCATTGTATAGTTTCATTCTCAGAAGGTTCCCACTTATTCAAGTGTTTTCCCATTGTTAGAGTGTGAGACAATTTTTTAAATGGAGCCTTCATGGACACTTAAAAAATCGCTCCCAACAAGATTCGAACTTGTGTTGACCGGTTAACAGCCGGCTCTCCTAACCAACTAGAGGACAGGAGCATCGATGAATAGTTTAACGACGTGTTCAGGTCCAGGTAGATGCCTCCACACAAGTCTGCGGTGGTGACGGGATGCCCATCCCAAGGTTCTAGGGAGATTCGAACTCCCATTACGAGATTCAGAGTCTCGTGTCCTAACCATTAGACGATAGAACCAAAAAAAATGCCAGCTCATTATATGGCTCGCTCCCGTGATATTCCAATCGGTCTCGGTCTCGGTCTCGGAACCCTCGTAAATTGCTCATCAGATGATACGTCAGCTTACTGTCAATTTGCCAAAATCATGAATGTCATCGCATGGCTGATCACGCTGTTCGTCCTGTTTTACTTTGCAAAAACCATGTTCAAATAAATATGTCATCCGAGGTTCGATCTCGGTCTGAAACTTCATAAGAGTTCCGTGCTAACCATTACACTAATGACACCGACCCTACTGGGGGTCGAACCCAGATTTCAAGCTTAGAAGGCTTACACTCTATCCATTGAGTTATAGGGCCCTTGCCTCCATTGGGTCACGATCCCAAGACCTTTCGCTGACACGTGAAGAAATTTCCTCCTACGAAGCGAACGCTCTACCAACTGAGCTATGAAGGCGCGTCTGACCTGGCGGAATCGAACCACCGACCTAAAGATAATTTTTCTAACGACTACAGTCTTTCGCTCTACCAATTGAGCTAAGGTCAGATGGGCTCACGCCCGACATATCAGCGCCTGTTGTCTTTATTTACATACCGCAGCCGCAGCCGCTCGTCTTCTTCGGGCCGTAGACCAGCTTCCACAGGAAGTGGGTCAGCAGCACAAATACGAGCGCGTGCAGGAGCAGGCCACCCACCCTGGGTAGGCCGTCGGACGTGGCGACCCAGCCGCCTGCGACTGAGCGGACGAGCAGGAAGGCCTGGGGGCTGGCGAGCAAAGCAAAGGTCAGGAATGGGATAATCTTCTTGGTCGGATCCATGTACTATTAGGTTAGAAAATTTTACATTGTATTTTGCATACTCGAATACGCATCCTGAACTTTGCGAGTAATCTTCTGTTCAAGCTCGGGTGTCATGGCCGGGGCGAGTGATGAACCATAACTGTCCAGATCAAACATATTCCCAATCTCGCTGTCAGTGCCGTCGAGCAACGTCGTCGCTGGACCAAACGAATCGACCGCCTCGACGTTCTGAATCGGGGCCATCGAGTCGACCCACGCCTTGACCTCGATGCCAACGAGCAGCTTCCCGTCATTGGTCAGCAGCGTCGGTACACGGGTCACCTGCTTGTCAGGAATGCCATGCGTCGTCACGTTATGAAATCGCATCACCTTGATGAGCGCCGGGTTTTCTTGGATGAGTCGGATGACCTGGGCTGAATACTGGCATCGATCACTATACACCAGCGTAGCCATTACTAATCTGTCAGGGAATTGGTATTTTTTTTTGACGCGCTACTTGTAAATGAAGGATGATCAGATCATCGTATTTGGACTCGTGGCGCTTTTCGGATTTTTGATCTGGAACTCTGGTCGCTCGGCAACCGAGCGCTTCGAGAATGCGACTGACGAAAAGCCAGTCGAGCCGGCTATCATCCAGTCGATCATCAATTCTATCCAGGCACGCGTTCCGGACATTTACCCCGTTCAGACGATTTATATCCATACGATGAAGGGGTCCCAGGGGTCCGAAATGTACAATGCCCGTATCCTCTTCCTGAATACACGTGGATATTTCGGGGTCCAGTACGACGTCCAGGCTGACGCTCAGGGTAAACTGATCAGCGTCAGTGGCCAGGTTGCCCCAGATTCCGAGGGGCCATTCATGCCGTTTGTCGAAGACAACTACCGTACCTATGACGACATGCAGACGGCGCTCGACAAGCAGTTTGACGAGCTCAAGGCGGGCTCGGCTGGATTTGACTCGAAGCTCGGCAAGTGGCTCGACGACACACGCCTGGAGCAGCGCGCCCAGGCGACAAAACAAGCTGCGTCGGGCACATTGATGCGCTCGAGTGCGATAGAATTTGCCGGGCAATAAAGTATGGGTGTCGTTACGGCAAAAGAACTTGCTGAACGAGAACGAAAAAGACTTGATGTCAAAAAATCAATATATCGTGCAATCCTGGAACAGTTTTCGAGAAAGATTTCAAACGCCGCGACGCTCGGTATGCACGAAGTGTTTCTAACGACGCCTCGTTTCGTCATCGGTTTCCCGGCGTACGATGTCGAGACGGCGACTGTGTATCTCTCGCGTCAGCTCGCCCGGCTCGGATACCGAGTCAGGAAGACAACCCCCTTGTCTGTTCACGTCACATGGGAGAAACCGACGCCGACCAATCACGTGGTGGTCATCGACCACTCGACCGAAGAACAGCTTCCGACGCTCGCAAACCTCCACAAGACTGCGCAAAGTATTCGTTCAAAAAAGCGCTAGACATAGTATATGGAGGTGCTTGTCGAAGCCGAGCGCAAGTACATGGCCAAACTCTCAGGCGCGATGGCGCCAATTATGATTGATGCTTTTTTTGACTTGTATGCCGAGGCAAAGAAAGTGTCCCAGGGTCGCAAGACGCTCATGCAATTTCAGGCGCTGCTCGTCGAGGTCAAGAACTGGAACAACACGATAACGAAACAGCACACGGACGCCATCATCAAGACGTGTGCGCTGTTTCCAAACTTGCTCGCAGCTGTATTCGTCATTTCGGTGAAGATCATGTCGGCTGTGCGAATCTCCAATGATTCCAGGAAGCTGAACATCAAGTTGCCGACGAATGACGTGTTTGTTCACTCGTGCTACATCGCGGTCGCCAAGGATATCTACGAGGATCCGTACATCATCGCGGCCGAAATGAAGGATTCTGAGAAGCGTGTCGTCCTGACTCAGCGCATCACGAAATGCATCAAGGATATCGTCGATGATTTCATTCCCGTGCAACAGATTCTGGATGCATACATTCCAGGGTTTACCAACGGTGAGATGGATATCGATCACGGCGTCGGTGCTGACCCTGCCGATATACCCGACGCCGAGGAGGAGCCCGAGCCCCAGACGGAGACGGAGGCTGCACCGGCACCGGACCCGGCGGCCGAAGCGACCGAGCCAGCTCCCGAGACACCGGCTTTGGCAGACGAGTCGAGCGAAGTCAAGGAGGTGCCAGTAACTCCGGCACCAAACACGCCGGCGCCTGTTCACCAAGAAACGCTGTTCGACGATGCGCCCGAGAAAAAGTAGGGTGCTCTAGTATATGGATCACTACTTTCGTAATCCAATGTCGGCGGCTGCGATCGCAGCCGGGGCGACAGTCGTCTACATTCACGTCAAATCGTCGATGAACAAGGAGAAGCTTCCCAACTCTGCATATTTCAAGCCGGCGTTCTTGGTTGGCCTGCTCGTGTACATCATCGTCCAGCAAGGGAATGCATCCCATGAGTCGATATCGTCCGAACCATTTTGATGGAGACAAGAGACACTGTGTGCCTCTTAGATAAAGTAATAGGACACTGATACACCATAATGGCAACCACCGTTTCAGCCTTCAATGATATGATGCAGCAATTTCTCGACGAACTGGTACTCACTTTCCCAGAGGAAAAGTCGTTCGTCAAGTTCCAGGCATCGTTCAGTCTCGTACGCAAGACTCGGCCGCGTATGGTGCTCGAGAATTACATGAAGTCGATTGGCCCGGTGGCTTCTCAGCTGATGGCCAAGGATGAGGTGTATTTCAAGGAGCACGTAGACGACATTCCGATTCTCAAGGAGATGAACCTCATGAAGATTTGGACGGATGATCTGTCACCAAACACGAAGGAGGCGATCTGGAAGTACCTCCAGACGATGTACATTCTGGCCACGACCATCTCGTCTCTCCCAGCCGAGACGCTCTCGATGATTGAGAGCGTCGCCGAGAAGTGTGCCAAGCAGATGACTGAGGAGGGCATTACCTCCGAGGAGGCGCTGATGAAGAACATGTCGAGCCTCATGGCTGGCCTCATGGGACCGGGAGGTGGTATGAAGATCGACGGCCCGAAAAAGATCTAGGTGTAATTCAATATGGACATTGTTCAGGAAGTGTTCCAGAAGAACAAGCTTCTGGACTTTTGGCCAACGAATCGCCAGTCGGCCAAGGAGCGCGTAGAGGCGACGACCCGTTTCATCATTTACGCGTCGGCGCTGGTGTTTGCCACCAGTAAAGACGCGCGCGTCGTGCTGCTCGGTCTATTGGTGCTGACGGTGCTCTATGTTCTTTATTTCAACGGGATGATACCAGACGGTGAGCGTTCCAAAGATTACCGCATCGACACGTCAGGATTTACCCTGCCGTCGCTGGACAACCCGATGGGCAATATTCTGATGGGTGAGTACTCGTCTCAGCCCGATCGCGCCCCAGCAGCTTGGTATCCCTCAGTCCGCGAGGAGGTTCAGAAGGAGTGGGACAGCATCCACCCCTTTGAGCGTGTTCGGGACGCCGAACGTAATTTCTATACAACTGCCAGTACAACCATTCCAAATGACCAGGCGGCTTTTGCTCATGCTTCTTATGGACGACCATTTGCTCCGCAATGTCGGGACACTCCTGGCGCGTGTGATCCAGAGGGAAACCCGAACGCCCGATTCCCAGAACGAACCCAAATGCGAGGCGGAAATGGCGCTCGTTAATTCTTTTGTCGACTAATAATAAATGCCTCGTCTCCAGACTGATGGTCTTGTGCTCGAAGATGATATCTGGAAGGGTCCCGGCAACACCAATTACGTCGATATTGTGATGACGGATGATTCCCTTCGTTCGCAGACCACCTCCCGTTCCGGGAAGTACTACACATCGCAGCCGTTCGATTTCCCTCGCCTGTACGGTGTTGAGAAAGAGATTCGCGTAATGGACACTAATCCCATCAGCTCGTACGCAATGTACCAGTCTGAAGCTTTTGCCCAACGTTACAGTGTAAAGCAATAAATATATCAGGATAGATTAATATGGCATTGTCCCTCGCTGCCGTCGCCGGACTCGTCTTCATGGGGAAGAAGATAAGTGACGCCAAGGAGGAACAGGGTGAACAGGCGGGGCTCGTCAAGGCGGCTCCGCCCACGAAAATTACAACGGTCGATACGGATCTGGCTGCAGCCTTACCGGGTCGGCAAGCTGACAGATTCGGGATGAGACCCACCAATCCGTCATTCGGTCGTCGTATCGGCGACGCCTACCTGCCCCCGAAGGAGGCGGTTCATAATCTGGGTGACATTTCCAAGGATGGAAAACGATTCCCGTTCGGTCAGCCGGTTTATTCGACGGTCTACCGCGAAAACGTTACGAACAAGATGAACAACCTGAGCCCGGCCGATAAGGTGTACGTCGGAAGCGGTCTCGGTCTCGATCCGAATGTACCGGCGGCGGGTGGTTTCCAGCAGTTTTTCCGTGTGTCACCCAACAACATCAACGAGGAGAAGCTCACCACCCTCCCAGGCACGTGGGGTGGCCCAGTCAACCCAGTGGTGAAGAACGGAGGCACGACGATGGGCGAGATTACGCACCACGCCAAGGCCACCAAGGCGTGGAATCGCCCGCCGGCTCAGAATAGAGGCCAGGGACAGGGTGGCGCACTCACTGGTCCAGAAGGCCGTCCGGATTTCCAAAAGACTCGCCGCACGACGAGACGCCAAGAGACGGGTTACCGCGACGACACGCTCGGCGAAGGCGCGCCGGCATTCCACGTCGGCCAGGGGTACGACAGCACGCTCCTGAACAACAATATGACTCGTTGGTCTGAGAATCGTTCAAACCCAGATCGGGCCGGAAATCCAGGCCGCATGAACGTTCGCCAGGATCCCGTCGGCATGATTGGCGCAGGAACGACGACTCGTCTCGAGGCTGGTTCGCTGCCCATTCGTCCTGCTGATGGGTCGAAGAATTACCGGTACGTCGCCCCTCAGTATAACCGTCTGAACGTCAAGAAGGGTGCCGAAAACCGATTGGATCTCAACCTGGCCCGGGACGTCCGCTCGAACAATCCGATTGCTCAGCCAGCATTTTCTCAATACACGGCTGCGGCGTCGTCGTGAAAAAAAAGGTTGTCTGAATGATAAATGAGTGGTGGCATCGTTCAACTTGTTGCGGTCGGCGCTCAGGACGCCTACCTGACGAGCAAGCCCGAGGTCTCATTTTACCGGTCTTCGTACAAGCGTTACACGCACTTCGCCAACTCGGTTGAGCGTCAGCTCATCCAGGGCAAGCCCTCAGCCGGCGGCGTGTCTACGGTGCGTTTCGAGAAGAAGGGTGATCTGCTGTCCTATGTGTACTTTACTGCCCGTGATTCGACGGGTGCCACGGTCCCCAACCTGGAGTGGCCAGCCAAGATTATCGACAAGGTGGAGCTGCTCATCGGTGGTCAGGTGATTGACACTCAGGACTCCTTCTTCTCGACTCGCATCGAGCCAGTGACGGCGGCCGTGAACCTGAACCAGCGCATGCTGCCAGGTCAGGCAGGTACTGAGCCGGGGTACGACAAGAACTCGTTCTACGCGCTCAAGTTCTTCTTCTGCAAGGACTGGCAGTCGGCTCTGCCTCTGGTGGCTCTGCAGTATCACGACATCGAGATTCGGATCACGTGGGGCACCCTGGCCGGAACGGCCTCTCCTTCGTCGACCGCATTTAGCGATCTCCAGTACATCGTCTGGTCCAACTTCATCTACCTCGACCAGGGCGAGCGCGACTACTTTGCCAAGACGCAGCAGGACATGCTGATCACCCAGGTGCAGCGCCAGTTTGTGGCGCCCAGCTCCACGATGGAGCTGGCGTTCGCTCACCCCGTCAAGTACCTGGCGTTCCAGTCGAACAACTACGCAACCGTGTACGCCGGCGCCGCAACTGATGCGGCTGACCTGCAGTTCAAGACTCAGGTGAACGGCTCGGACATCGGTGATTCGCGCCACCTGGTCCAGTGGGTCGACACGAACCAGTACTACCACACGCAGTTCGGTTACGCACCCACGCTGACGTCGGTGAGCAACGTGGCAATCATCCCGTACTGCCTGGACACGTCCAAGCTTCAGCCGACCGGTACGCTCAACTTTTCGCGTATCGACACCTACCGCCTGATTACACCGTCGACCATCACCATGAACAACATCGTACGTAACAGCATCACGACCTTCGGTGGTGCAGTGAACACGAGCGTCTTTGTGTACGCAGTCAACTACAACGTGCTGCGCATCCAGAATGGTATGGGCGCACTCCTGTACTCATCTTAAAGACATGGTACTATAAAGTACCATATGTCGACGCCAGAATCTGTCACAGCCCGTTTTATCAAGGCATTCGTCGCGACGAACGAAAGTCACGTCATCTGGCTTCAGAAAATGACTTTGCTCGCCGAGACGATGGGGAATCCCAATGTTCAGCAGAAGATTGTCGACGAGATTAACGCCAACCCAATGAAAATCAAGCTCTCCCAACTCGAGGCGCTCGATTGGCCGCACATTCACTTTGTGCTCGCCATGGCGTATGCCAAGGCGGTACTCAAATGCGATGCTTACATCCCTACTCGTGATACATCGAGTTGAGTCGATCGACGTAAAACTCGATCGGGATCGTCAGTGACAAGAGTTCACCATTCAGCCTAAAAATCTCATCATTTTTGTCAATCGAACTCAGTGAAATCATGTCCAGATAGGCCGTGACGCAAAAGATGCGTAGGTCCTCGAATTCCCAGGACTTGATTTCTATGAGATCATTTTCGTACGACGCGGTCGGTGTACCGCTTCCGTACAAAGAAAACACATTGTCGACGACCGACACGTTCGGCCACTCCTTCTGGCGAAGGACGTGCTTCTCGATCATTTCAGCCATGAAAGCCGCGTCGGACCTTCGCTTGAAGACGACCGTTGCCGTCTTCATCAGTTCATTATCCATATTCCATGCAAATACATTGTTCGGACTCGAGTGCAACGTGTACACCTTCCGGCTTCCGGCCCCGACCGTCACCTTGGGAGGTGGTCGCGTGAGTACGACCGACATATATTGTTCGCGCGTTGTTTTTCTAAATGCTTGCCGAAACACGGCCTGACTTATTCAGGCGATCGGCGACCGAGTCCGTCTCGGACTTGTAGCCTGCGTACGACCACGTGAGCGCGACATAGAGGGCTGTGGCCCCAAGTGCCAAAGCGAGTGCGTTCTTCATTTATGATACCCCGAGAAAATTAGTCTTCTGAGGAGAGACGGCTCCAAAAATCAAACACCCTCGGCGGCGCCTTGGGCTCGGGTTCCTTGGGCGGTTCGGCCTCGGGTTCCTTGGGTGGTTCGGCCTCGGGTTCCTTGGGCGGTTCGGCCTCGGGTTCCTTGTGTTCATCTTCGTACTTTTTCATCTCGTAGATGATTTCGATCATCGTGTACTTTTCACACAGTTCGTCAATGAGACTCGTGTCTCCTTCACGACCTTGTGCAGCCGCAAACATCTCGGCAAAGGCTCTTTTGGACTTTGTCATTTCTATGACCGAAGATAAAATGGCGTTTTATTCGACGCGTGAAGCGCCTTGGTAAAGTCGGGATTGTTGATCATGCACTCCCGGACCAGAATCCATAGATCATGGCGACCCGAAATGCCTTCGAGGGTGTCCCATATCATGGCTGTGTTCTCGTCATGGTTCTTCTTGAACGGCACCTGGGACGATTCCATCTTAACCTTTTCCTCGTTGAATCGCTGGATCATATACTTTTGTTCGATGGGTGTCATGGGGAGATCGAGGACGTAGACGTGGTAGACACTCACCGTGTCGGCGTCGGCCTCGGTGTCCCCTGGACCTTTATAATTGGTCGTGAATCGAAAGTAGGTGTAAGACCCGCTTTTCACGTCAATAAGTCCCCGGGTTTCTTCGTGCAACTCCCGGATTGCACAGCGTAAAGGATTGTACACCTCGCGGCGCCGGCATCCACCCGTCACAAAAGTCCACTCTTTGTATCGTCGATCATGCACGATGAGCATATGAGCTCGATCATTGATCATCGTCACTGGCACCGCTATCGCTTTGTGTCTCTCTCGTGGGTTCGGTGAATACATCTAATCTATGGTCATCAAAATATTTTGACATAGTTTGCGTACTTGGATTATACGTAATCAGGAAAAGCAAACCGATGAGCAACAACCATTTCCATATCTGCATTACTAAACGCTACGAAAATCCGACAAGACCATCAGGCGAACCAGGTCATCAAACGTATGCTTTGGTGACCACCCTGATACCCGTCGGAATTCAGACGAGTCGCCTGTAAGCACGTCAACCTCGGCCGGCCTGTAGAACGCCGGGTCGACCACGACGAGGTGTTCACCTGTGTCGGCGTCGACCCCAACCTCCTGCTCCCCCTGACCATTCCACACGACTCGCCGACCCCTGCATGCAAAAGCCTTTTCAACAAACTCGCGAATCGAGTGCGTCTCGCCACTCGCGACGACATAATCAGCCGGCTCGTCAAGCTGGAGCATATGCCACATCGCCTCGACATAGTCCTGCGCGTGACCCCAATCTCGCTTAGCATCCAGATTTCCGAGCCGGATCGGAATCTTGTTCTGGCCAATCGCCTTGGTAATCTTGCGGGTCACGAAATCCTCGCCGCGTCGTGGGCTCTCGTGGTTGAACAAGATCCCAGTGCATGCATAGATGCCATAGGCTTCGCGGTAATTCTTCGTAATCCAGTAAGCGTAAACCTTCGAGACTCCGTATGGACTGCGTGGCCAAAACGGCGTCTTTTCAGTCTGGGGTGTCTCGAGCACCTTGCCAAACATCTCAGATGTGCCCGCCTGATAGAATCGAAAGCGATGGTCGTTCGCCTGACGGATCGCCTCGAGCCACCGAAGCGTCCCGAGCGAATTGACATTCGCGGTCCACTCAGGTTGGTCAAACGAAACCTTGACGTGCGACTGGGCCGCCAGATTGTACACCTCGATGCACTCGAGCGTCTTGTCGGCCACCACATCATTCACGATGCACGTGATGCGCGATGTGTCAGTCATGTCGCCTCGAATCATGTTGAAATTTGGGTTATCGATATGCTCGAGACGTTCTTGCTTCGACTCACTGGTGTACCGAGCCATGCCGTACACCTTGTATCCTTTTCCAAGAAGGAACTCAATCAGATAGGAGCCATCCTGGCCAGCAACACCTGTCACGATGGCTGCTCGCATTTCTTATTTATATTCATCAAGCCTTTAGTAGGAATAGTCGGCGGCGTTCAGCTGAAGTTCTTTGCATGCGGCAACTAGCTCAGCAATCTTGGCAGCAGTCTCCTCGGATACAGTCGGGTCATCCTCTTCCTCATCAGATTCCTCAAAAATTTCAATGTGCTCTGAGATGGCATTTCGGCGGTGCTCGCAGAGCGTTTCAATACGTACGCCGGTCTCGAAATCATCTTTCTGCTCCGCATGAGCCAAGTACCCAAGTAGCAGGGCGAGCTTCATTTTTTGGCGGACCGAGAGCCGCATTGGGCACCAATACAGGTCCCAAAGTTCCTTCAGAACCATCTACTAGTCGATCACATTAATTTTTTCGCATGTATATCGCATGTCGTCACCTATAGACGTGGAAAGAAACACGTATATGTGGGACAATGAGGGCACGCGGTTGCTCCGCGAAGTCATTCTACCACGCCTCGATTCACACGAGGCTGAGTTACGGGATCTCCGCGAGGCCACTTGGCCAGTCTGTCAGGCACTCAGAGACTCGAAATACGTCGTGAACAACTCTTTGCCGTTCAAGAACGTTCCAGAAAAGCGCAAGTTTTTGCGTTTTCTCGACATTGACGAGATTCGTAAACTGTTGGGTCTCAAGGCGAAGTGGGCACGGATCAACGATGTTTCATTGAACGAGGAGCTCAAAATGATTCTGGTCGAGCAGTAAAACTTTTAGACGAGGAACTTTTCGGAACATGGGAACCTCGGTGGCATGTCTGTATCCACCGGTGTATCGATCAGCTTCCCGCCTGTGTGATGGATCCCCTCGGCAATGAAACGCTTGACATTCTCGAGCGTTTGATTTTCACGACCCCGATCCTTTGCGTGTGCATACGTCTTCAACTTTTTGTGAATCATCTCGGCGTCACCGAAGCTGCTGAGATGCCAACCAGAGTGCATGATGTACTGAAAGCGCCAGCGGTGATCCCTGAAAAAGTTGGGTCCGAGCTTCTTGAGCTCTCGGCACTTTGTGATCACCGTCCCGAACCACGGCTCACCCGTGAAGGTATACTTGAACGAGTACTCGAACATGTGCATGTGACACGTGGTCGTACGATCATTCACGAGACTCGCCTTGGTCATATCCGGGATCTCGTCGACATCCGAAATCATCACGATAGTATCATCCGGTACATCTTCGAGACCGTCGAGAATGCAGTGCCGCTGGTACTTTTCGCGCGACCACGGATTCGCATCGGTCGGCATATCCTTGGGGACAATGTGCCGGATCTTCGGCAACCATTTGGCGAAGCGCTCCTTGTTCTGCTCAAAGATGAGCTCTTTGGGTGTCCCGACATGAGTCACGTCCGACTCGACGAGCACGAAGAGGTCGACATACTGATCCAGAATCGACAGACGAAGTTCGAGGATGTCCAGCTCATTGTAAAACATAAAGGCGTCGACAATCATGGGATATCGACGCCTTTTGTATTTAAATATCTAATTCTATTCTATGTGGCGCTTGTTCGTCCTCGGGGTCATGTTTGCAGTCCTGATTGGGGTGATAAGCATACTATGGAACAGACGGAATCGTATCCGTATCGTCGTCAGCATGACGACGATACCATCCAGGCTCGACAACCTCGACAAGGTGCTCGCGTCGATCATCGAAAATCAAACTGTAAAACCTGACGTGGTTTACCTCAACGTGCCACACGTGTTTGGTCGGACTGGTGAGGTGTACAATCTTTCAAAAATGACGTATTCCGACCCGATACTCAAGATTCTTCGCTGTGATGACTATGGACCCGTGACCAAGCTGCTTCCGGCGCTCGAGGCTGAACACGGGAACGAACGGACCGTCATCATCTATGCTGACGATGACAACATCGCCCCGCCTGATTTCATAGAACAGTATGTCGCACAGAGCCGAAAAAAACCGGGACATGTCATGTACACACGGTGTGGTCAAAGATTTTACTCCAAGAGCCCGACGCCCGTCGATGACAAACAGGGGTGCACCATACCAGAGGCTTTCGAGGGTATCCTTTTGCCTGTCGATGCGATCGAGGACCTCGAGGATTTCAAGTCTTTTGTGATGAGAGCCATCCGAAATAAGAGTTGCTTCAAATCGGATGACTATGTCGTCGGGGCATATCTCACGAGTCGGGCCATCCCGCGAAGCCCGGTCAAAGGTATAATGGATCGCTTCAATCGTCTCGTGGACAAGGATGGTCTGAGTGACATTGATGGCGCGCACGCGGCTCGCTACGAGCCATGTTACAAGTATCTCAAGGAAATTTCAATCTGATATTCAACCCTCGTACGTCAAATTGATGTTGTTCATAATCATGTTCTTCGTCAATGGCTGCCCGGAACCGTACCGATACCATTTTCCATTGCTCGCGTTTTTGACGTATGGGCTTCCGTTTGAACTCATTCGACGATTCATATTTGCCCACAGGATGAGTTGAGAATATGGTACGTCATCGAGTGCATGTCTGTCCCCGTGAATGAAACGCTGAACCTTGGCATCGATACTTGCCAATACACGTGGTAAAGTAGACCCTTTAAGTCCACGGAAATTCATGAGACGTTTTTGGTATGCGTCCCATGTATGGATTTTACGCCGAAGTCGTAGATGCCCCCTCCAATCTCCGATGTGCTCTGGAACCTGTGCGTTGATACGTTTCCCGTGTTTGTTGAACGTGTAAGGGACACCCTTCGGGGTGTTCAAGAACAAGAAGAGATGTTGCATGGGTCTGTAGTAATACTTCCAAGTGTTGTTCTTGTATGCTTGAGGTATGGTCCGATCGATCTCAACAGATGAGCCACGTGTAATCTTCGGCGTCTTTGCGGTGGCGCGCGACCGGTTCACCACCGGAGGGCGAACAACGGAAACCGTGGGAGCACCAACCTTTGTCACTTGGAGCCCTAGCGGCATCGTACGGCGGGTGTATGGTGTCGTCGCCCGGGACATTGCGCGGCGCGTCCGTGGACTGGCGGACTGTGCAATGTGGCGTAACATGTTCGCTGGAAGGTTCGGTTTTTTCGGGCTCGGGCTCGGGCTCGGGCTCTTTTTACAATTCCGTCCAAAACATTTGAACATTTATAATTCATGAGAAAATACTCAAACTCAGGAATGCAGTCACATTCTTGAGCTTGAAGATGAGTTCAAGCTGTATTTGTAGATTACGCATGTTTAGACATTCGCGACTTTTTTAGGAGGAGAAGATTTAGTTGGAGAAGGCGAGGCCACCCATGCCAGACTGGATACGCAGGATGTTGTAGTTGACCGCGAACAGCTTCTGCAGGGTCGTCTGGCTGCCAGACTTCATCTGGATCGACACCTGAGCGTTGTCAATGCGAGAGAAGTTGCACGTGCCAGTCGGCTGGTGCTCCTCCGGCTGCAGGGCGAAGGAGTAGGCGTACACACCCGGGTAGGGCGTGCCGGTGTGGTGGTAGAACGGCTGCACCTGGTTGAAGTACTTGCCGTTCTGCTCCTTGAAGCGGTCCTGGCCGTTCAGCACAATCTTGAACAGGTGCAGGGGGCCAACCTCCACTGCCCACGTGGCCGTGGAGCCCAGGAAGTTGTTGCCATCCTCCGTCCAGTAGGCGTTGGACACACCGGCATCAGCCGACACACCACCAGCGCCCGTAGAGGACAGATTCACCAGCATGGGCGCACCCGTCTGGTGGGGCAGAACCCAGTTGTTGGACACGACGAGAGCCATCGTGTTACAGGTCACGTTCACGTTGGACGTGCTGGTCGTGAAGTTCCACAGGGCGTTCAGGTTAGAGCCCGTGTTGGTGCTGACCGTCGAGTTCGGGTTGGTGTAGCACCAGATGAACTCCTTCACCGGGTGGTTGAAGGACAGGCGGATCAGCTGCACGTTCGTCTCCGAGTTGGCGCCGGCCGTCACCGTGTCACCGCCGGTGTGCTGCACCTGCTCGATCAGGTACTCGTGACCCTTCTGGGCGAAGCGGCGACGCTCCTCCGTGTCCAGGTAGATGTAGTTGGCCCACACCTCGAAGGATGCGGACGTGTTGAAGTAGTTGCTGTAATAGCCAGTCAGGTCAAAGTCCATGCGCACCTCGTGGTACTGCAGGGCAATCAGGGGCAGGTACAGGCCGGGGTTGCGGTTGAAGAAGAACAGCAGGGGCAGGTACACACGGGACTGGGTCGTGCCACCCAGACGGCCGCTGAAGGTCGTCATCTTGCCGTAAGCCAGCTTGTCCGACTCGTTCAGGAACAGCTCGGCGTACAGGCGCCACCACGTCTGGTAGTGCTTGTCGATGCGCTGGCCACCGATGGTCAGCTCAACGGCCGCAATGGCACGCTCAGCCAGCCAGTTGGTGTCATAGCCAGCATTGTTGGACGTCAGAACGTTGGATGCGGGCGTCAGTGCCACGTGCATGTTGCCGACCAGGTCGCCGTTGCGGGCGATCGTGACGGACACACGGCCACCGGAGGCCGGCGAGCCGTTCGTCGTCTGCTGGATCAGCTCCATCGCGAAGTTCGTGTGGCGCTTGTACACCGCCTGGAAGAAGGTAACCTTGGGGTTGCCCGTCAGGTAAACATCCTGAGCGCCGTAAGCTACGAGTTGCATGAGACCACCAGCCATTGTGTACTCTTAGCCAAGAAAAAAATTCAGGACGCGTCCAAACGCACCTAAAGTTTTTGGCCGCCGACTGTATAATGGCTGACCCCAATATTGAAACCGTACCCGAAGATGAGGAGCTGATGATGGACGACGATGAGGAGTTTGCTGGTGACATGCTCCTCAGCGTCCTGACGACCGACGAGGGGGAGAGCATCGCGACCGTCCTGGCAAAGTTGGCGTCGTCGACCGACGCCATCGGCAAGCACATGGAGAAGCAGAACCTGATCCTGGTGAAAATCCTGTCTGCCCTGCAGGCCAAGCCTGTGACTGGGATTGCCGCGCCCGCCTAATTTTTTTTGCGTAACACCAGCCAGCCTGTGAGACCCACGACGGCTGACCAACCGACGATGTGGTCCAGCCTGCTCATGGCCTGAACCTGTGAGTCGGACATCTTCGCGAACTCGTCCTGGTACGGCTTTGGCTTGAAAGGCAACCAGATATAGCGACCGAACGGTACAATTGTCGGTTTAAGACTCCGACACTCGTACGCGTAGTCATACCACGCCATTGCGATATAGGGAAACCAAAGCAAAAAGAAGAGAACCCAGAGGTTCTTGTGCGGCAGAAACCAATAGCCTCCGGCAATCAGTGCCGTGAAAATGATGCACTTGATGTTGAACCGAAAAGGCGCACCCGGAAATATACCGCCTGCCATGTAATGTTCCGAGAAAAAAGGAGTTCGTCATCTCAATTTACTTTCATAAAAAATTCTTGCGCTACTACACCATGGAAGTTCACACGATTGATCGCGACCAGACACCCGAGCATGCCCACGAAATACGCATGGAGGTGCTCAGGTCCGAAGTCAATAACCTCAGCCCAACACAACTTGAGCAATCCGTCGGTCAACTCGAGGAAAAGATGGGTCTGACGTGTAAAGGTGACCGCTTTGCGCCACTTACCAATGGGTTTCGCCAATTTTTTCGAGACGATGAGCTCGATACAAATGGCATGCCCCAAAATGTAGATCTAGATCGGATTCTGGAACAGAAACGTCGGCTCGTAAACCTCTTCTCCGAGTTGTACCATCGCTCGAGTGAGCTTGGTGTCAAAGATCAGGCGACCCTAGATATTAACGGCGATGAATTTCGCCTCTCGTTTCGTATGATGCGTTTGATTGAAACTGCCGACGATGCATACGAGATTATTTTCCGGTATGTGCGTTCATTCGAGCGCATCAACCACCCGACATGCACCGCGCCCGTCACCGACGATGTCGAGCTGTCGATGTTTCGCTGCAAGACGATGGATGACGGCGAAGATGAAAATCAGCCGAGCCCTTTTCAGTGCCTGCTTCTGTACCTCTTGAACAAGGCGTACATCATGAAGATGCGCCGGTACAAGGGGCAGTGCTGCAAACAGATTGAGACGGCGGATGGCCATCTCACCAAGGCGTGGAAGCCCCTGATGGAGATTAAGGAGTTTGTCTACTTTTACACCCAAAAAGAGGACAAGTATGACATGTGGCGCAATCTCACGAGCAAGGGGAGCATCGTCAAGGATACCATTGCGCATCTGAGCAACTGTCGCGACATGCAGTTTCCAGAAATCAAGAAGAATCGGAACGTTTGGTCATTCCAGAATGGTATCTTGATTGGCAAGGAGTGGGACGGTGAACGGTACGTCTCGCGCTTTTACGAGTATGACAAGCCGTCGTGTCAGACGCTCGATCCGACGATCGTGAGCTGCAAGTACTTTGATCAACAGTTTGATCACTATGAGAACACCTCCGATTGGTACGACATTCCGACGCCGTACATGCAGTGCGTCATGGATTACCAGCGCTTCAACGAGTCGGTGTGCCGTTGGCTGTATGTGTTCATCGGGCGTCTGTGCTTTGACACGGGCGACATGGACAGCTGGCAGGTGATTCCCTTTCTCAAGGGTATCGCGCGCAGCGGCAAGTCGACCCTCATTACCAAGGTGTGCAAAAAGTTTTACGACACGGAGGATGTCCGGACGCTGTCGAACAATATCGAAAAGAAGTTTGGTCTTTGGTCGATCCACGACGGTTTCATGTTCATTTCACCAGAGGTCAAGGGTGACTTGGCGCTCGAGCAGGCGGAGTTTCAGTCGATGGTGTCCGGTGAGGATGTCTCGATCGCGCGCAAGAATGACAAGGCTCTGAGCATGACGTGGAATGTTCCTGGTATTTTGGCAGGCAACGAGGTGCCGGGCTATCGGGACAACTCGGGGTCGGTGCTGCGTCGTCTCGTGACGTGGAACTTTGCTCGTCAAGTGGCCAAGGCGGATCCGAAGCTGGACGAAAAGCTGGACAGTGAGATTCCAGCCATTGTGTGCAAGTGCATCCGGGCCTACCTCGAGTATTCCCAAAAGTACAACTGTGAGGACATCTGGAACGTCCTGCCTCAGTACTTCAAGGATGTCCAAGGCGATGTGGCCAAGCTTACAAATCCTCTGCAGCACTTTTTGTCGTCCGAGAAGATTGTCTACGGGCCGGACAAGTTTATGCCTCAGAAGCTGTTCATCTCGGCGTTCAACGCCCACTGCATCGAGAATATCCTCGGGCGCTGCAAGTTCAACCCGGACATTTACGCCGGGCCATTTTCGTCGCGCGAAATCGAGGTTCGGAACGACACGTGCATATACAACGGCACGGCGTACACGGCCCAGTCGGTCATATACGGCCTCGACGTTGTCGCCGGAGAGCTCGCAAACGGTGATGTCTAAAAAAATATTTCCGTATGGTATGAGCTCACCGACACGAGCCGCCGCAAAAAAGATTGTCGCAAATGCAATCGCAAAGGCGGTCAAACCAAATGCGATTGCACGCATCAAGAATATCATGCACAGAGTACGCGCACGCCGTGACCAAGGCATTGCGTACATGGCTCCGACCGGCGCGTATGCCCTGTCCGAACCTGTCATCACGGCTCGCACATTGAGCATCATGTACCCGTTTTCACGCCTGAGCATACCGGACAAGCTTCCGCGTGGGTTTGTGTCCATGGATGGACGCAGGGCGCTCAGTACTCTACCGATTGCCCGACTTACAAAAACGCACGGGTTTCTCGGTGACATCAGCCAGGTTAACCACTGGTATATAAAGACGACCAGCGGCTTTGCGATAATCCATCGTTCCGGGTCCATCCAGATCACGGCGAGTTCCGTAGGTCGGGTGGCCCAACAGCTCGAGACCATATGCCCGGGCGTTTCGGATGCGAACGTCATGAAAATCACAAAGTTTGATGCACGCATGTCGATAGGGCGCTATCTCATCCTCGAGAATCTCACACGGTACTTTCCGTCACACCTCGGTTCGGTTTTTTACGAACCTGAACTCGCAAACAGAGCCGAAGTGAAATGGAAGAGCCCCGCCATGATGCTCATTTTCTATAGATCCGGACAGGTTCAAATCATGGGCGCCTCGAAGCCAAAAGAGGCTGTGAATATCGTAAGCCGGATTATAGATGCGGTGACGCCACAACGCCTCTTTTCGCGCTTCGCGACGACTGATTTTGCTGGCCGACCGGTTATCGAAGTGAGGGCCGCGCCACGTGCGCCCCCGAGCAAAAACGAAAAGCTCGCAAAGCTCCGCAAAAACAAGCTCAATGCGCGTCATCGACTCGTGTCCGGGTACAATTATGTGCCGAACGCCGGTCAATATGTGCGTCCGGGCCCGAATCTTAAGCCACGCCTCTACAACATAAAGAACAACATGGGTCTGGTGACTGCCAAAATCAACAAGGCGTACAGGAATGCCGGCGTCAGCATGCCACAGTACGTCGCGAACATGGTGTTGGCCAACCCGCCTTTTATGATGGGCGCACCTGGTGCCAAGCGCGCCAAAAACTGGAACAATACACTGAACGGCCATTACATCCGGCCGGGCCCCGGCAAACAGCCCCACTTTTACAAAATCCCCAAGGATCTCAAGGCGGGATTCCAGACTGCCAAGAAAGCCTACAACGACGCAGGCATGAATGTGCCTCAGCGCGTCAAAAACATTTTTGGCGTCACCGGGGGCCAGGCGAGCGGCTCACCCGGCCGGGCGAACCACGTCGTCAGTGGCAACAAGGTGAATGGCCGCCAGTACTCACGTCTGACGGTCGATCAACTTGTAGCCATTGCGAGAAATCTCGGGAATGCCGGCGCCTCGAATCGCATGTCCAAGGCGAGCATATTTGAACGGATAAAGGGCCGCGCGACCGTAAAGTCAGCATCACCAGTTCGTGCAGCAAACGTAACAGTGAATGGACGTACCTACACATTCAGCAACGACCCGTTGAACCAGCGCATCATACGTAATGGGCGGAAACGCGTATTCAGTACACTGGACAAAGCAGAGCGGGAAGCAATCGCGCGCGCATACCTTGGAAACAACTACACCACCGTGAAAGCAAAGGACTGGTACAACGCCATGCGTGGGAAGAAACTGTACCCTAACGCCTGAGCGCGCTATTGGGCAATCTTGAGCACGTCAAACACCTTGTAGACCATGTTGTACAGCTCGTGGCGCGACTCCGGGACGCGGAGAAGCTCGAGCTCCACCTGATACTCCATCTCATTCTCAGAGTCGAGGTCATCGGTATCCCCGGACACGGCCGTCACGTCGATCCGGAGATCCTTGCGCAGAAACGACACGCGCTTCCGGTTGCGCACCTTGGTGTACTCCTCGTCATCCCGGTGCTCACACGGCATCTCGGTCGAGATGCCGAGCCGGATGTCAAACAGCTCATTGTCGAGTGACATGTCATCGACAAGCACACGCTTCTTGACGACACAGGCCGTCATATCATCCTTGATGTTGTCATAGGTGGCCCGCTTCCCGCCGTCATAGTAAAAGTTGCTCGTGTCCGACTCTTCGACGCTCTCCCAGCCGTCGTAGCGCCGGAGGCGCCGAAGCACCTTGTCGTACGTATCCTTTGACACGTTCGTGTCAAAGGATCCGCGATTCATCTTGCCGAGCCGAATCTCAATCTCGACCGAGGGCTTGGACGCATTCTCGAGAATAAGGTTGGACCAACGATCGAAGAATCCCTCCATGGTGTCTGTACTTGATAGTCCTGAGTGCGTCTTCTTTAGCTACATAAAAGCTCGTGTTCTTTACATAGAAATGCCGAAAGGACTCGCGAACATCGGAAACACATGCTACATGAATTCGGCAATTCAGTGCCTGATTCATGTACCGGATCTTTCAAATCATCTTTTGAAGGAGGGCTACGACGGTCCCTGTGAGCTGACACGCGAGTACGCGAAGCTCGTCAAGGATCTGTGGCGAAACAAGGAATCGGCATATACGATCCCGCGCGATTTTCACACGGCGTTCACGCACAAGTACCCGTCGTTTGCCAACTTGCAGCCGCACGATGTTCAGGAGGTTCTTCTGAAACTGATTGACACGTTTGAGGAGTCGCTCGGCAAGGAGTTTGTCCGGGAGATTTTCAACGGCCGGGAGACCCAGGAGGTGACGTACCCCAAAGGTGTATCAAAAAAGGAGAATGACATTACGGCGATCGTCGTCATGCCCAAGGCGCAGAACCAGACGCTCGACGAGCTCATGAAGAATCGCGAGGGTCTAGATGCGTTTTCGGGCTATGTCGATGACGAAGGGAACACATGGAATGCGGCAGTGACTCGAACGTACATCACAAAGTTTCCGAGCACGCTCATCGTATCGTTCACACAATACGACGCCAAGTACACAGTTCGGGTCCCGGAGCGCTACGAAGGCTATGCACTGTATGGGCTTGTCGTCCATTACGGGTCGACGAACGGCGGGCATTACGCCGCCTACGCAAAGCACCGAGGCGTCTGGCGGTACATCGACGACGACACGATCATCGAGCGCGAGCCACCAGAGGCTGGTGAGTACTACGTCGCAATGTACAAAAAGATTCGCGAAAATTAATATATCCACAATTTATAAAATGCCAGTGATACCGTTGCGTCGCACTGCAAATGTGCGAGAGATACTGTAACTCGGAGAAATGTTTCTCGTGTCAAGTTTGTCTAGTAGTGCCACTGCGAGGCGCGGCATTATCTTCTGATCAAGTAGTATGTCGGCTAAGAAGGGTGCCGTCATTTCGCTATCGGAACCACTCATCGCACAGAAGATTACATCGGTCAACCCGCAGTGGTATTACACGTGGAGCGGCAAGGATGTTCCAGGTCTACAGATTCCGTATGTGCCTATGGCGTGGGGCAAGTCGTACATCCCCCCGAATCAGGGCATGCTCCCAGACGCACCGCTTCTCGGCTTTAACGAGCCTGACGGTGCCGCACAGTCGAATCTGACACCTCAGCAAGCAATCAGCCTGTGGCCGACAGTCACGGGGACCGGCAAACGCATCGGTAGTCCTGCGACGGCTGCGAACCCCGCCAAGCCTGGTTCGTGGCTCGAACAGTTTGTGGCGCTCGGCGGAACGTTTGATTTCGTGTGCGTCCACTGGTACGCTCCGCCCAACGCCAAGTCCTTCCTGGCACAGATTGACGCCATCTGGGCCAAGTTTCAGAAACCCATCTGGGTCACAGAGTTTGCTGTTGCCGATTGGTCGGGCAAGTTTCCAGGTGGGTATCCGGTCCAGCTCGTCGAGTCCTTTATGGAAGATGCGTGCGCTGGCCTCGACACGCGACCGTATGTCGAGCGGTACACATGGAAGACGCGCTCGACCGGCGACGTCGTCATGGGTACGAGCGCATTGTTCACGGATGACGGGACGCTCACCGCCCTCGGAACCATTTACGCCGCTCTCTGACATCACTTGCACACCGGCTGTCCGAAAAGTCCCAACTTTTTAAATACACACGCCTTTTTGTTTCCAGGCAGTGAGCTCAAACCGACAGAGCCGGCACGTGAGCGCACATTGACAGAGCTGCGCACGTTCCGAGGACGCACATTGACAGAACCGGCTCGTGAGCGCACGTTCCGAGGACGCACATTGGGTTGTGGAAGTGGTGCAGGCGTCATGCGGTTCTGACGGTTGAAGTACTGTTTCATCGCGTACGGATTGTTGATGATTTTCGCAGCGTATGGCGAGGATGATACAGTCATATTCACAATCGGTGCAAAACGTCTATGGACTGTCAGAAAGTTGTTCCGCTGGGAACCCTTGATTGTACCATTATTCACTCTGGGTTTTAGGTTGCGCACAAGGACCATGGCTGCTGCGTCGTAATTTTTCTTGTGCTTGTTGTATTTGGATGCCAAAAATATGATAGACTCGAGCTTCCGGAGCTTCTTATTAAAATTACCGTCCGAACCTTGATTCTGACGGTTGAAATATCGTTTCATCAAATTTGGATCATTGATGATTTTCTGGGCAAATGACGAAACCGCTCTCTCATTCACCACGGGACCAAATTTGTTGTAGAGCATCCGGAATCGGTTCTTCTGATTCCCCTGTATGGCGCCGCTGTTCACCTTGGGCTTTATACTCTTCGCGAGCAGCACGGCTGCCGCGTTGTAGTTTCTTTTGTGCTTATTGGCTGCCGCAGAAAGCGCGATAATCTTTTCAAGTTTTTGGATGTCACCACCACCACCTGAAAATAACCATGCCATATATGTACGACAGATTTTTTTACGCCTGTTCTATAAATTCAAGGAGGTTCCTAGGACCACCTGAATATTTCTTTCTGTATTCGTGAACCACGTTTGTACGTTGCAAGAGCAGAAAGACGTTGTAGATCCCAAAGTAGATGAGCGATTCGGGAATGTCGAGGTCGTGATGTCTGAAAAAGTATACTGGTTTGGCGTGAAGCAGGATCAACAGGAGTGCGACCCACGTGACTTGGAGGTCATATTGACGCATGACGAAAAACGTCACCCACATAAGATTGATGAGGATCAAAAAGAGTGGTGAGAACGGCACGAGTCCGAGAAGCCATAGACCGACGAGCGCCGCGACCCAGACTGAAAAGTTATTGTACAGCTTCATCTAAAGATGGCCCAACAAAATAAGTAATGGCGCTCAATTCTATTTCGGAACATATGAAGCGAGACATGAACGTAAACCTGGACTGTCTACGCGTTTTTACACCGTCGGCGCCAAAGATGCGCGTCGGGTGTCCAAATGGTGACGGTGGTTACGTCGTCATCGATGTACCGGACGCTAAGTATGACGTGCTGATTGCCGGTGGTGTGGCTGACCAGGTGGAGTTCGAGGACACCTTCCTCGAACGCTGGAAGGTGCCGTGTTATGCCTACGACGGGACGATCAATGCAAACTTTCCAAAGACGAGAAATCCCATCACATTCGTGAACAAGAACATCGGACCGGTTGAGACGGCGACCGAGACGAACATGCACCACCTCTTTGACGCACACGAGCGCATCTTTGTCAAGATGGATATCGAGGGTGCCGAGTACCCGTGGTTTCGCTCGCTCGACGACGCCAAGCTCAAGAAGATTGAACAGATGGTCGTTGAGCTCCATCCACCACACGACTTTTCTCAGATTATGCGTCTCGCCAAGACACACTGGCTGGTTCACGTCCACGCCAACAACTATGGTGGAATGTTTCAGGTGTCTGATAATATCGTGATGCCCAGGGTGTTCGAGTGCACGTTTGTCCGTAAGAAGGATGGCGAGCAGCTCGAGCTCAACACCCAGCCGTTCCCAACCGAGTTTGACCAGCCGAACACGCGCGACCGACCAGATTACAGGCTCGTCGGATACCCGTTCGTAAATTGTTGACTCTTTGTAGTATGAAGATTGCATTTTGCTCCATCTCAGATCGAGAGTCTATCAGGAGACTCTCGTGGCCGTTGATGGAGAGTTATTGCAAGCGTAATGGGTACGATTTTGTAACGCGATGCGAAATGATCTTGCAAGACCGACATCAGTCGTGGAGCAAAATTCCTTTTCTGCGAAGTTTGATTCAAGTGTATGACATTGTCATTTGGCTCGACGATGACATCATCCTGACTCAACCGGACCTTCGCATCGAAGATTTGATCAAACCTTTCATCGAATCTGAAAAAGTTTTTGCCGTCTCCGAAAACAATGTAACCCCCTTCAACTTTGGTCTCATTGTCGTGAAAAAGGGTGTCGATGACGTTTTGCGACAAATTGAAGCGGGTGTCACTGATGAAAATCGTTACGGGCTTTATTGGGAAGAGACTGCAGGTGAGACGCTGTACAATACATCCGAGGACTTTAAGCGCCAAGTGTACATCTATCCTCCAGGGATACTTCAAGGATTTCATGCAGCAAACTGCGATCGTCAGTACAAATGGATTCCGTCCTGTTTTTCTTTACATGCATCCGGTCTCCCACATGATTATCGGATCGCAAAAATTGTACAGACGTGGGACGAGCTCAGGTTAAAAACTAGGTTTTGTCTACACGAGTCGACGAACTCAAATGAATGAGCCATCAACCAACCAACAATGGATCCAGTCAAGTTTTCCGAAACGGCTGCCCGCTTCCGCGAGCACACCATTCGACTTCAGGAGGAGCGTCGCCACACACTCGTGACAACCTATGTGCCTTCGAGAGCACCCCCAGCAGAGGCGGCGGCGCTGGCGGTCAAGAAAAGGTCAGGACCGCAATGCAGTGCGCGCACACTCGAGGGGCGCCAGTGTCCCTTTGGCGCCGCTCCAGAGTGCTCAGGCTTTTGCAAGAAACATTTCTCGATGAAGTAATAATGATAGTGCAGGCGCTGATTATCAACGCGTTTCTGATCCTGGCAATTCCGCGCGTGATCTCTAGACCAATTGGTGTAAAGTTCATTGATGAGTTTGTCACCTACCTTCGTGCCCAACAAACGTTCCTCGTCTCTTCGTCCCTCTTGCTCGCGATTGTCTTGTACGGGACTCAGTACTGGCTCGATCACTCGGACGCGAGCGCCATGGATGGGCCAACCTCGCCGACCAAGTCCTTTGAGAAGGCGTGATCCCATGTCTTGATTTGACCCTCGGCACAGGTTCGCATGTGCCGAATGAGATCGTCCAGCTTTGGTTTTCCCCACATGAGATCCTTTGTAAACAAAAAGTCATTCTGGCCCACCGGGACGAGTTCGTCCGCATCGATGACGAATGGCGTCCGGACGTATTCCTTCAGGCCACCATACGACGTGATGATGACTGGCTTGTCGCGCAAAGCCGCCTCGACGGCTCCCATCCCGACCCCCTCGGAATGCGAACAGTTGATATAACAGTGACCGGCCCGATGGATGTCTTCGAGACTATCGTCATCCAGGAGACCGTTGATGACCACAACCCCAGGAAGCTTCCATCGAACCTCGGTGTGACACGTCGCCTTGATCACCAGGCGCGTCCCTGCCATTCCGAGACGCATGAAAGCCTCGAGGAGCATCTTGATGTTTTTGCGTGGATCCATGACGTTTCCGATGGTGTAAAATGTATACGCGTCGCTCATGGGGACGATGCTCCGAACCGGTCCGTCGTACACCTTTTGCCACAGATGAAGAACTCGCCAATCACCGTGCGGGAATTGTCTCGCAAAGACGTTTCGGCAAAACTCGCTCGCGACGTACAGCGTCTTGTAGCGATCGACAAGCTGCCCGTACACGGGGTGGACCGTCTCGGTTTCGCATATCGTCATGTACATCTTCTTTTTGCATCTAGCCATGAGGCTATCGATGATGCTCAGGTGTTGTTCGACCGGCAGGACGAATGCGAATCCGACGTCATACTCGATTTGACTGGGTGTGCTGCCAAACTGGCAATACTCTCCACCCATGAGTTGTGCATATCGGTTCGTCACCTGGCCGATACCAGCCAAGAGACTCGGGCCGATAAAGAGCCACGTAGACATTTAAATGCCAGAGTCTTGATTTTTTAAGCCAACATCATACGTTCCCCGACGTGTCGACTCGCACGTGCGATAACAGCACGCATCACGTCATCAACGTCCCCACCCATACAAAGTCCAACTTCGATGCCAATCCTGAAAGTTTCAAGAAGTTCGTCCCATAGTTTTTGAGACACTTCACTTGGCTTTTCAGTCTTGTGAAACGTGTCGACAACAATCTGGTCGAGGACCGAATAGTCACGAACATGTGTTCTCGTGTACGTCTTCACGGCATATCCAACATCGCGGTAGATCCCGTGAAACGTCGAATCGAGCATTTCTATAAACATCTTTATTTCATCAGTGCATCATTTCTTTACACAAAGATGCAACTAACGAGGAGGACAAAAATATTGTGTCAGATCACTGCACAAATAGTTTTTCCAGCTTGAGGTCGCGCTTAGCCTTTGCAAGATCCGACTTCATCGTGTCGTAATCACGCGCTGCATATTCCATAGACAGTTCAAAATGCATGGGTCGCATACTATTCTCAATCTCCTCGATACGTGTCTTTGGTTGTTTCGTCGGAGGCTTGTAAGCGTTGAAATTCTTACGATGGTGAATATAATTATCGTATGCATTCTTCTTCCCATCCTCGAGGCGAATAATATCAGTCTTGAGACCCTCCATCGTCTCGATATGTAGATCAGTCTTTTGCTGATCGGTCAAACGGTCATACTCACCAAGAGCAGCACCGATATGCTCATCGCACGCCTCCTTCAGTGCCGCGGCCGTGCCGGGACATTCGTCTCGGATCATGTCAAGCTCACGATGCGCTTCGCCTTCAAAGTAGTCGAGGACCGCCTGGCGTGCCGATGGCCATGGGTAATAGCCGTCATAGTCCGACTTGGTCGCTCGCCAGTTGCATCCGTCGGCACAGTAGACACGACCTTGTGCATCAAGAGCAAAGCCAATGCCCCAACCCATTACTCTACATACTAAACTCCTCTCTAAATCGAGTTCGCCTCGCGACCCTGGTATGAACGTTAATTCTGCGACTACATTATGTTGTGGCTCGGTCACATTGTGATCACCCGCCTTTGGTTCGGTCGTATGACCTTCCAGGATGCGATATGGAGCATCGCACCCGACATCCCGATGGCGCTCTTTCTGACACCATGGTCATACTCATGGTCTGAGATGCAGCACTGGATACTTTACAAAATTCTTTACAAGGTGCCACATTCGGTCGTGGCACTTACGTTTGTACCCCGAGCGTACCGGAAGATTTACGCGTTTCACATCATGTGTGACATTATGAGTCACACGGGTCAGTGGTCAATCCAGCCATTTTTTCCATTCGACATGACGCTCCATGGCGTTTGGGACCCCGTCGAATGGTCTTAGACCTCGAATACATCTTGTACCGGATCGAGAAAGACATTTGAGGCTATCTCAATCTCCCACATAGTCCCGATCGTCATAAACTCGGGACGGGACGGATTCAACTCGGGTTCAAAATGAATCGGGCGCCAATTCGGGAAATCCTTCACCGGACGCAGATTCTTCACCTGGTCGTCAATAAACATGTACAACTCAGAGGGTGAAAAGTCCTTGTAGGCGAGGCCGTTCGGCTTCAGATAATCGTGTTCGTGGATCCCGGTGTGATCGCCGATGGCGAGCGCGACTGGCATGGTCCACACCTTCGGTGCGTTCGAAAAAAGCTGCACCTTCCACTTTCCACGCTTAGCAATCTCATGGATAATCTCGGCATCCTGTTGAAACTCCGTCCCGGACAGAACCGACCACAGGTGATCGATGAGCTTGTGGTCATAAACCCGTGCGTCAAAATCCGACGCGTCAATCCCAAACGCCTTCTGGAGACCGAGCGCAGTGTGACCATACGTCTTCAGCAAGTATGTATTGAGCCGCTCAGGATTCTTGGATTGCGGAACCTTCGAGCGCAGATAGTGCGCGACATTGTCTCTGACGTGGCTGAGAAGGAGGCGATCCCGGACGAGCACTCCGTCGACATCCAGAAGCAGCGTCTTCGACATTGTACTCTAGAAGAGCCGTTCATTTTTAATATGCATTAGTAGCATGAGCCATAATAAAAATGTACTGATGCGCCTTCTGACGCCATACATGGATCCCAGGACCCTCGCGCGATTTGCTGCGACAAGTCGGAATGCGCGCACAATGTCTTCACCGAGACGACACGAATTCGACATTATAAAGAGACTCGTGCGCCGACGTCAAGCTATCATCAAGCACACACGTAGTCCAACGATGGGACGTCGTACGCGTATTAGCTCACCCCTTTATGAGAATCGCATGGAGGCGATTCGTCGTGTTCGTCAACCCCGTGATGCACGGGCTATGAAACTCAACAGACTTCGTCAGGCTGCCATCCGAGCTTATTTCAACTACCAGCAAGCGGGGACAAACGCCGCATGGAACCGGTTCGTGCGTATTCACATCAAATCGGGTGGACAAGCAAACATCAATCGCGAGGGGGCACGTCAGTTGATGAGAAGATGGGGTTAAGTGACGCGCTCCACCTTCAAGACTGGAAACTCGAACCACTCAAACTCGCCGTCAAATTCGCTAGGGAATGCGTGGAGCACTTCCGGCTCGATAAACTCGTTGAGCTCCTCCTTTTGGCCGCGAAACAAAGACTCTTGTCGGATTCGGTCAGCCCGCGCATCCGACAAGAGAATCAGACTCGTCACTTTGTCAAACGCAATCATAAACTTGGTGTCTCCACAATCTTCATCATCACAATGTTCCTCGGCAAATGTGTACGGCCGAAAATAAGTCATCCGGTACAACTTCTCTTCGGACTCTTTCTTTTGAAAAATCTTTTGGCACAACTCCATACCTTCTTTGTACTGTCCATCAGTCAAGGTTTCCTTGATCGAGTCGAGAAAATCTGAAATCGCGTGAGCCATACATATCGAGTGTCAGGCGTTTTTAAGCCATACAGACTTGACGACTTCGTTTGTTTTCTCGTCGCTGTCATACAGCCTGCGAATCTTCATAGGGACTTGCGAATAGAGGTGGGTGGGGTTTTTCGGGTCGATCAGTGCTTCAACCGGGATGCACCGAATGCGCGCCTGTGACAATGAAAAACATGGCCCCGGGACGAATACGACGAGCACGTCAAATTCACTCGAGGCATACTTGTCTCGTCCGGTGTCGCTCGCATTCTTTTGCCGACGGGTTACCTCCATGTGCCAACTGCTTGACCGAAACTTTGATTGATGGCGAACAACCGGTCCATCGTCAACTGTGACGCCATCGTACGGCAAACCAGTGACGTTACTAATCAGTCGACCAGTCTTTTGTGAGAGCCAGTCTGTCAGATAGACTTCAGCCCCCGGGGAGAGAATCTTACCTATGTCACAGGTTTGCTTCGGGTCGCTCACCGCCTGCACAAACCAGTTTCGCATGACGGACGGCTCAGACCCAAACCATTCAGTTGCGCTTTGCTCAGCATCCATAAAAAGTCATGTCAAAAAATCTTTAGCTTATGATATATGGAACAGTGGGTCGGAATCCTTCTCGGTCTCATTGTTGTCGTGGCACTCGTGGTGGCCTATATGTACCGGTCGAGCAACTTTGCAGTTGCACCCCCGAATGTAATCTCGAGCGGCCCAGCACCTGGTGCTCCGCTGACGGAGCCAACAGCCCCTGCCCCTGTAGCTCAGGCGCCAGCCCCGATGCCGGCAGTGAGCACGGCGTCAGCCCCAGAAGCCCCGATGGCGCCAGCCCCGATGGCGCCAGCCCCGATGGCGCCAGCCCCCATGGCGCCAGCCCCCATGGCGCCAGCCCCGATGGGGCAAGCCCCAGAAGCCTCGATGGCACAAGCTCCAGAAGCCTCGATGGCGTCCACGAGGATGCCTGCACTCATGGCGTCGCGGCTATCCACCACACCCGTCCCGCCAGCCTCGGCAGCCCCGCCAGCCTCGGCAGCCCCGCCAGCCTCAGCTCCGTCGACGTTCGGTGTGTCAACGTATGCACCGGAACCGATGTCCGGGGAGTTTGAGCCGGCCTACGAGAGTGAGTATGCCGAAATTGAGGATAATAAAGTTCAGGATACTCAGTAATGGACGTGAAACGCCTGGCGATGTTGTTGAAGCTTCGTAAAATTTCAGGGACGGTTGTCCATCACTGTGCGATCCTTCGCAAGTTGATGACAGAATCCGGTATCGATACAAAGATCGTCAAGGGGTTTTGTGTGAGCCCAGGCGAGGTCTGTGAGCACTATTGGGTCAGGACGATCGAGGAGGGTCTGGATATGGACATCGGTCTCGAGACTGCAAAGCTGTACACACCCGAGCTTGGAGACATGCGAACCATGCTTCTTGAGGAGATTCCGGTCGATCTCGCGAATGTCAAGGTGCTCAAGCAGGATGACAACGAACGGCTCTACGAGCTGTACCAGACAGATCCAAAAACATTTTGGAAGGAGGCGCCGATGGACGTCCGGACTTTTAAAAAATAGCACGGCCATACCATCAATGGAGAAGCTCAACCAGCAAATTCAGTTTGTGCGAAGCATCCCGACCAATAAGTGGGATTTCGGTAAGCAGCGTGAGCAGCGTGAGCTTGTTTACAAAGAGGGCTTGGCGCGCCTCGACAAGTTTCGTCGCGAGCTACAAGAAACCGAGGCCAAGTTTGTTTTGCGTGGGGTCCCCGAGCCTGAGCTCGAAAACTGGCGAGCCGGGCAGATGAATGAGCACATCCAACTCCTTGAACAAGTGATTACGCTCAAGGAAAACTACGAGTGGTGCCAGCTGTCTTTGCGCGACCTCCTCAATGAAAAGATTAGACTCTTGTCAGCCCAGGTAGAGGCGCAGAATCTGTGAAACATCCGAACGACAGTACGGGCACGTGGTGATAAATCGACTCGTGCACACCGAGCACCCGACGTGACCACATGGCACCAGGACCGAGTCGATGCTTCGGTCCAAGCACGTGAAGCACATGAAACGATTCATGTCATCCGATGACACGAAATTGATGACGTGTCTCAGAGCCCTAAAACGTTCGACCGTCTCCTCGTACTCCTTTTTGAGTTCGACGAGGCGTTCATCCTCGGTAAATTGATCGATGACCTCCTGTAGGCTATCCTTGTAGCGAGCCGCGTCGGTGTCCATGACGCTCAGAATCTCACTCAGGCGATCAATCTTTTTGCGTTTTTCGTCGTGCTCCTTGTTGACCCGCAGCAGCTGGTTGACCGTATCGATATACATCGCCTTGAGTTCTTTTATCGAGTCTTGAATCTTCTTGAGGTCATCAGGAAGTGTCTCTGGATCATAGTTTGTCGGGAGGTCGATGTTTCTGAGCAGGAGGAGCTTCGTATGGATGTCCAGGAGGATGTCCTCGTTCGGGTCGATGTCGGTGTAATTCATATAGACTAAAAATTAAAATATCCTTTATGTGTTAAATGGCACTCGCTGATCGTAACATGATTATCCTCATCACCTCGGCCTACCTGATGGTTTCGGCAGTCCGTGACCTGTACGACAAAAATCGCGGCGTTGCGCACCGCTCGACGTGGTTCACCGCCGTGATGCAGTTCATGCTCGCCATGGCGCTGCTGATTTTTGCCCGGGCCTAAGCTTTTTCTCAGGCTAGAGTAATGAACTCTCTGAACGCAAACAACAACAGTGGTCGTATGCTCGTTCGTGGTATGGTTGTGTTGATCCTCATGGCCATGTTCCTGTCGGGGGTGTTTCTCGTCGTCGAGGGGTTGAAGAATGATCCAGCAAGCGAGGAGAGCAAGAAATGGTTCGGGATGGGTCATATTATCGCCGCAACAATGTTGGCGATAGGTTATATTATTTCAGTATCACCTTAAAAACAATTCATGCATAATTAAAAATGGCTCACCTCATCGGACATGTCACGGGTGTGATTATTGAACGCGTTGATCAACTGAATGCAATCATGACGGACGTTGCAGACCTATGTGGTTTCAACGTCGTCGCCAAGGCTTTTCATCAGTTTGAGCCGATAGGTGCGACGGGCGTACTCGTCTTGGCCGAAAGCCACTTTTCGGCCCATACTTACCCCGAACATGATCTCGTGTATATTGATGTTTTTTGTTGCGCCAAGGGTTTTGTCCCGGATCAGTGCGCCAAAATTATCGAGCGCGAGTTCCAGGCGAAGGGCGCCACGTGGCAGGTAGTGAAGCGTCACAATTGCGAGTGACCGGGTGCCAGGCCCGACGAGAGTGCCTGGAAAAGATCAGGTGTATTTTGCGTTTTAAAGCCAACCGAGGTACGAATCCCGAGATTTTTTGCAGTTGTAATGGTGTCCTGATTCGCCCCCAGATACACGAAAGACCATCCGTCCGTCTTTTCGCGAATCTCAATCAGATCTTTGATATGCTCGGACGTGTACTTGACCGAGGAGTTTTCATCGCCGTCCGTCAGGATGATGACCATCGTGTCGTTCGGCAGGTTCATCTTCAAGACGTGGCCAATTGCATCCAGGAGAGCCGTCGCCCCACGTGGCACAAACGTGTCGCGATCAAGCGGCTTGACGTCGGCGATCGGAGTATTCTCATAGACAGTTATAATCTCGTGATCGAAAAGGACGAGGGTCATTGTTCCACCCTGCTCCTTTTGGGCATCAATAAATGTATTGTAACCTCCGATGGTGTCGTCGCGGCACACATCCATAGAACCAGAGCGGTCGAGCACGAAAACACGAGAAGCCATGGTAAACATACAACCATTATTTTTATCTCAACAGTCCCTAGAAGTCCCGACTTCTGGATGGTCTATATCGTAAACTTGACAAAAGTACGCCAGGCTTACGGTCTATGGACCCACATGTTTCCGACCATACGGCCATTTTACGCCGTGAAATGCTGTCCGGACCCACTTGTGGTCCAGACGCTCTTCAGCTGCGGAGCGGCATTTGACTGTGCCAGCCCAGCCGAAGTGAATCTTGTCCTTGATGAAGTTCAAGCGACTACACAGGACATCATATACGCAAATCCGTGTAAGCGCCCGGAAGACATCCAGAGTGTCTACGAGCGTGGGGTTCGTCGAACGACGTTCGACAGCGTCTGCGAAATTCAGAAAATCTTCCATCAGGGTGCATCCAACATGGAATTGGTCCTTCGCATCAAGGCGGATGATCCAAAAGCCAGGTGCCCGATGGGTAATAAATTTGGCGCAAACGAAGAAGACTGGGGCGAACTTGCCGCCCAAGCGAAAATCCTTGGACTCAAAATTATAGGAGTTAGTTTTCACGTAGGTTCTTTTGCCAATTCGGCTGATGCTCACGCGCTCGCGATTGCCAAGGCGCGCCGTGCATTCACGGTCCTCAAAACGTTTGGGCACACCCCGACACTGCTCGACATCGGTGGCGGGTTTTCATCCGAGACCCTCGATTCGATCCTTCCAGCCTCGATCGAAATCAACCAAGCCATTAAAGCGCATGGGTTTGAGAACGTCGAGGTTATAGCCGAGCCGGGCCGCTTTTTCATCGAGCACGCCATCGAGCTCAAAACAAAGGTTGTCGGGGTCAAACCGGGCTCGGTGACGATCGACGACTCGCTCTACGGTGCATTCAATTGTATCCTGATGGATCACGCCACACCAGTGCCACTCAAAGAAGCCATGGGGGGCTACAAAACATTCACGGTGTTTGGATGCACATGTGACGGCGCCGACACCATCGGCGAATTTCAGCTCCCAGAGAATATATGGGTCGGCGATGTGCTGACGTGGCCTCGCATGGGGGCGTACACGTTGGCCGCCACGACCAACTTTAACGGTCTGCCTTTTAATTCTCGTGAGAGGAAGTATATATGGACGTAGCCCTCTCGGTCGTCGGCTCGCTCCTCAGAACAGACCCCCCTCGGAACATCGTCAGCGTCCTCAGACATATCAAAGCCACACTGACAGCCATCAAAGACAAGACGATTCCGCCACGGGCGTTGCTTCGCAAGATTTCCCCGATGCTCCCAGAATCATTTCAACCATCCGTCATGAAGCTTCTTCAGGATGACGAGCTCTTCGAGCACATATGGGATGACATCGTCTGGAGAGATTCGCCGAAAATTCGGTGTTTTTGTTTCTGAATAACTCGTAGATGGCACCGCAGGTGATCTTCACGTGCTTTGCCGGCCGAGAACGATATCTCAAGGCGCTCATTCCGTACATCAAACGTCTCGCGGTCGACGAGGTTCACATGTGGGACTACACCCGAAACGAAAGTGATGCACGGTATCTTAAAGAGGCATGCACGGACTTTAAGATTTTTTCAGTCACCGACAAATCAAACTATGGTGAGTACTACAAGTACTACACAAGTGAGCGGTTCCCAGACCCACTCACCGTCATTGTCAAATGTGATGATGACATCGTCTTCATAGACACATCGGTGTTCGATGAATTTATAAAGGCGAGACGGCTTGATACCGATGCAGTTCTCATGTCACCGGCCGTGATCAACAATCCAGTGTGTGGTGTGATTCAAAGTCAACGGGGTGTGCTCCCAGGACTTAAACGAACGGATTGTGGAATGAACGCGTCATCTGCAAACAAGATTCATAAACAATTTCTCAAAAATCCGAGGCGATTCATCACCGAATGTCGCAAGACGAACCGGTTCAGCGAGCTTCCAACAGAAGCCCAGTACCGCTTCAACATCAACTTTATCGCGGTGCTCGCCAAAGATCTCGACATTCTGTTTCAGAATGAATTTGTCGCGATCGATGACGAACAGTTTCTCGGCATCACCGCCCCAATGTTTTACAAGCGAAACATCGTGATCGATCTTCACTTTATCGTGTGTCACATGGCATTCACATCTCAGCGTGAGCAGGGCTACGACGAGACCCGCCACCTCGAAAAATATTATGCGCTCCTATCATAATGACCTTTGCATTATTTAGCCCCGCCTCTAATTCCATGAACAAGATGAACAGCAACGCCCTGCTCGCCAAGCTCCGTCAGCACAACCGTAGAAATCAGTACGGGAATGCTACGCGTACAATGAAGGTGTTGAACACGCGTTACCTTCAGGGCAAGCTGAGCGCCAATCAGGCATCCGAGCTGCTACGCATCGCCACTCAACTTGCCAGGAAAACCTAAGTGCGCTTGAATAGGAGGAACAGCGCCGTGATGAACACCAGCGCCACAAGAACCATAATCGTCCGATCCTTCTCGGACGTCTTTGTACAGCGGGTTGACCAATACCGAAGCGCCTTTTCGTAAGGAATCTCGGGTTTGTTCAGCTGCGAATTGACGAGGTTGTGCAGATCGACCGTCCATCTGAAGAGATCGGCCGTGTCTGGTGGGAGCATATCGAGATTCTCACGCAAGTGCTTGCCGCACTGGGCACATGGTAGAATGTCGGGCATGGATTCATAAAATCGAATATACGCCTGGGCTTTATCCTCCGGGAGTTCCTTCCCGGCGCTCAGAGCCGTCATATGAATCACGGACCAAAAGTAGGGTCCAAACACAGTCGGACAGATTCCCATTTAACTATTGCCGATAGAATTTGTTGAATCGATGAGCGCAAATATGGGCCGGATGGCATCAGCGCACGCGCGAGCCACCTCGCGATGCTCCTTCTGGGTGCCATTCGCGCTCCTGAGACCGATGTAATGGATCCACGAGCGAAGCGTCCCGTTCACGTACAGACGCGATCGCGTCATCCCCTCCGGAAGAACCACCCGGGCCTGCTCCTTGGCGATACCGTTGTTGATCGCCCACATGTACGCCGTCCGAGCCGCATCACCCACCTCATCCTGCATGTGAATCCATTGTTGCGAAAGGATCCGGTCATTCGATTCGGTGCTATTCTGACGATTCCGATTGTCTTGCATGCGCGCCTCCCGAAACTCAAAGGTGGTGTCAGCCCTCGCGTAACGCTGACTAAACTCCTGGAACGAAAAGGAGCGATGCCGAAGAATCTGCCGAGCAATGTCACGGGTTGTCTCAATCTCCAGACAAATGTTCACCATCTCGAATGGCGACCAATGTTTGTTCCGCATCAGATAGTCGACGAGCTGTTCATTTCGCTCCATGAGCGTCTGATTCTCGGGGTTTGAGACCCGAGCCGCATAGGCCACCTGCTCGATCAACGACTTGTTATCCGGTGTTGTCGACCATGAAATCAACTTTGCACCCATTGTTACTAAAGAGAACGTACACCTTATTTGACATGGAACATGGCGTCTTGAAGCACGCCGACATCGACACACGACGAGCCCTCGGGGTATACCGGCGGCTCCCAAAAAGCGAGTTTGTTCCTCGGCCGATACCCCCCGTTTCATTCAGGTATTGGCCGGAGAAGAAGACTATAGTCTACACTGATTTCTCACCGGATTGTTATGAAATGACCATCTATCATGACATAACTCGTCAGGGTGAGAGCTGGTCACCATGTGAGATTTCGAGCATTTGGTTGAATAACCGAGGTGAATACGACTATTCGTTTACTTATGCAGACACTCCATTTTATTTTGCGGGCAAACCATTTGTGGTGCGAACACCTTTGACATAAAGTTTAGAATCATTCCAAATCCCATGAGCAGTCCAAACTTGTGGACAGACGTCTTGACGACATCGTCAGGGTCACGGACGGAGATTGAGATATGAGGCATGATTCATAGACCGGTATATCTTTTATCAAGATTTTGCAAAGATTGCGGCTAGTACAGCGAGTACAACAACTCCGATGACTACCCACCACCACCAGTTACTCTTCTCTTCAGTTTTAGCCGTCGATGTAGGAGCGGCGGAGGCTGGTACATCATATACTTCAGGATATACTCCAGGGAACTGAGCAAAAACGCCACGCACTGGTTGATCGAGTGGTCCGCTATTAAACGAGCTGGGAATATTTCCCATGGTACTAATAGATGCATACAAAAGTTTTGATATTACTGGGACTCGCGTGCTTGTGTATCATGGTGTTGATCAGACGACGTGATTTTTTTGCGAGTCAGGATCTATCAAATACGATTCCATTCACTGATACAACGACTGCGGTTTTCGCGATGCTCAGCCAAATGGAACTTCTTCTGAATGAACTGAGTAAAAATCAGGTTTATCCTTCAGCAAATGCCCTCGTGTCGGCGATGGGTTCGTCGTATCCGATGTATTCATCCGATACAGAAATCGAAGAGCTATTCGCTAAAGCGTACACGGACGGTGAAGCAACCCTCTCAGAACGAGACCGTTTGCTTCTACGTGAGATTGTATTTTACAACAGTCTTGTATGGGAAGCGATTGGTAGACCCATTACATATACATCAGACGGGTCCGGTGTACCGGATTTTGCGAGTACGACCATTTCCGAATCGAACAAGTCTGTTCGGGAGTTTTTGTTTTCCGTCATAAAAAACGATTACAACAATATATTACCATCAAGATTCTCTCGTATTGCTGACCAGGATAATTACAAAATGGATACGGATACTGACCAACAGCGGGTGCTTTGGATCATACGAGCGATGACGATACCCGTAGCCTATATAAAGTGGCTTTCTGAAAATAAGTGGAAACTCGACATGACGTGGAAGCCTGCCACGTGCCCCGCCTCAGTGACACGCACACCGACTCGTATCACGACAGTCCCAGGTAATCTTTCATTCGGCCCCGGTACATACACCATGAGTCAACTCGGAAATCCGACAAGTCTGAGTTTGACGGCACCCATAAAAGTGGTTGTGTACACATCAGGTGGTTCCTCTACTCGTAACATTGAAAATTCTTTCGGGTGCCGTGGAGTCGATGGCGCTATAGATCAACTGTCAGGTGCAACGAGTATCGTGGTTTCCTAGAGATTATGTTTGTTTTGTATGCATGGAGAGCTGCATCTTGCGGCACGCTGACATTGACACCCGTCGGGCGCTCGGTGTCTACGAGAAGGTGAAGATCCCGGACATCACATTGGCACGCTGGTCCGTCAATGGATTTTGGGCCGAGTACAAGAAAGATCAATTCAAGATTCTCTGGCTGTTCAAGTACGGCTTTGCTCACTTTGAGAATACACGGACACGCGTCACCCGAAAGATGGATGTCTTTGAAACCATGAAGGTGGTTCGTGAGCAGACGAATGCAGAAGGCCGACTCACCCGCCACACCATCTTCGTCCATCCAGATTACATAAAATCGTGAAACGCCAAAGAAGCATGAAGGTAATCACGTCGGACAACATGACTATGGAGTTTGACCATTCCCAGAGTAGGATCCTTACGGATCTCATCGATGATACATCGGCTGGAGAAGCGCCCGTACCGTTTGACTCTGCAACGGTCGCCAAAGTGGCCCACTGGATGGGGATCTCGGATGACCCCGAGGAGAATTGGGAGACGCTCAAGGCGATGGCCCAAGCGACTGATTTTCTCAACATGCCCGAACTCATGGATCGGACGTGTCGCCGCATGGCCAATGAGCTCAAGGGGCGCCCACCCGAGCAAATTCGCCAGATGATGTCTTAAAAAATTCGAGTGCATGCTAAATATGCAGTATGAAAAGCTCACGCACGTCGAGCACATCTTGAAACGACCAGATTCGTACATTGGATCGGTCGTCCCAGATGTGGTCGATACATGGAAACTCCAAGACGACAAGTTTGAGCGGACCCAAGTGACGATCGCACCCGGTCTCGTGAAGATTTTCGATGAAATTCTGGTCAATGCGATTGACCAACACACCTTGCACCCCAAAAAGGTGACCCGGATCGACGTGTCATGGGATGAGACGTCTGTCACGGTTCGCAACAACGGCGACGGCATCCCCATCAAGATGCACGACAAGGAGAAGGTTTGGTTGCCCGAGCTCATTTTCGGCCACCTGCTCACCTCGTCCAATTACGATGACACCAAGGAGCGGACGACCGGTGGTCGCAACGGTTACGGCGCCAAGCTCACGAATGTCTTTTCAAAGGATTTTACGGTCCGAGTTGTGTCGGGCGGCAAGCGTTACACCCAAGAGTGGCACAATAACATGTCGCAGATGTCCGAACCGGATATTAAGGAATTCAAGGGGGCGAGCGGCGTCGAGGTGACTTTCCGTGCCGATCCGTCAAAGTTTGGCGGCGCTCACACTGAGGCGTTCCGTACCGTGATCACCCGACGTGTATGGGACACGGCCGCTTGGTGTACCAAGGCGCACGTCTACCTGAACGGCACGAGGATCAACGTGCCTTCGTTTGAAGGCTATGCCAAGATGCACACGGGCGGTGTGACGGTGGCACTCGGCCAGGATATCGTCGTGGCGCATACCGACACGGGAAAGTTTGAGCACGTCTCGTACGTGAATGGAATTGCGACGACGCAGGGTGGGACGCATATCGATCGCTTCGTGAACCAGCTCGTGGCGGCCCTGCCAATCAAGGAGATTCGACCGGCTCAGATCAAGGCGTCGCTCTTTGTCTTCATGAAGGCGACGCGCGACCGGCCGACGTTTTCGAGCCAGACCAAGACGGAGTGCACCACCAAAGACACGACCGAGTACACATTCAAGCCCGCGAGCATCAAGGCGGTCATGGCGTGCGGACTCGCCGATGACGTGGCGGCTCTCCAGCTTGCCAAGAATGAAAAGGAGCTGAAGAAGACGGATGGCGCCAAAAAGTCGCGCGTGCTTGGTATTCCGAAGCTTGACGATGCCAATTGGGCCGGGACGCACAAGAGTCACGAGTGCACCCTCATCGTGACGGAGGGTGACTCGGCCAAGACGCTCGCGGTTGCGGGTCTCAGCGTCGTCGGCCGTAACGCCTATGGTGTCTTTCCACTGCGAGGCAAGCCGCGAAACGTACGTGACGCAAGTGTGAAACAGCTTACCGATAATCAAGAGTTTTCGGATCTCAAAAAGATTCTCGGGCTGCAGCACGGTCGGACCTACACGTCGCTTCGGGCGCTCAGGTATGGCCGCCTGATGATCATGACCGACGCGGACTTGGACGGAAGCCACATCAAGGGGTTGGTCCTGAATATGATTCATCACTTTTGGCCCGAGCTGATCCAACTCGGGTTTGTGGTGTCGATGGTGACGCCGGTGATCAAGGCGGGCAAGGATTGGTTTTTCACCGAGGCGGCGTACCACGCATCCGGGAATCGGAGCAGCCAAATCAAGTACTACAAGGGTCTCGGGACGTCGACGAGCGCCGAGGCCAAGGAGTACTTCAAGATGATTGATCGTCTGACGGTCAAGTTTGAGCGCGACGATCAGACGGACGAGTCGATGACGCTCGCTTTTGCCAAGCCGATGGCCGATGCACGCAAAGAATGGCTGGTCGGACATATGGAGACGCCGCCACCCGGTGTCCCGTACGGCAACGTGAAGAGCCTGGCGGTGACCGAGTTTATCCGACGCGACATGGCCAACTTTAGCGCGGAGGATATTCACCGAAGCATCCCACACATGATGGATGGCCTCAAGCCGAGTCAGCGCAAGGTGATTTACGCATGCCTCAAGCGTGGTCTGACGACCGACATGAAGGTGGCCCAGCTCGCCGGCTATGTCGCCGAGCACACCGCCTACCACCACGGCGAGGCGAGCCTCCAGGGAACGATTGTTGGCCTGGCTCAGAATTTCGTCGGGTCAAACAACCTCAACATACTCGAGCCGAGTGGCCAGTTTGGCACGCGACTGATGGGCGGCAAGGACTGTGCGAGTTCCAGGTATATTTTCACGCGCTTGGCGCCTCAGACGTCCAAGATTTTCGACTCGAGGGACGACCCGGTGCTCAAGTACGTCAAGGAGGATGGTCAGCAGGTGGAGCCCGAGTGGTACGCACCGGTTGTGCCGATGGTGCTCGTGAATGGCGCCGAGGGTATCGGAACGGGGTTTTCATCCTACGTTCCACCGTACAAACTCGAGGATATCGTGACGAACATCCGCAAGGCGTTCCGCGGTGAGGCGATGGTTCCGATGATTCCGCACTTCAAGGGATTCACTGGGACGGTGACGAAGAAGAGTGATCACACGTGGGTTCTTTCGGGTGTGGTGGCCAAGGAGGGGAGCGCATGGGTCGTGTCGGACTTGCCACCCGGTAAATGGATCCAGGATTACAAGGAGCATCTCGACGACCTCATGGAGAAGGGGACGATTCAAAAGTATGAGAATCATTCGACAGAGACAAAGCCGCACTTTCGGGTTTGGTGTGAGGAGCAGCCCGAGGTGACCAAGGCGGTCCACACGTCGAACATGTACCTGCTGACACCCAAAGGGATTAAAAAGTACGCCAGCCCAGAGGAGATTCTGTGCGACTATCTCGAGGTTCGCACGAGTGTCTATGCGCGCCGCAAGGCGTACATGCTCAAGAAATTGGCGGCCGAAAAGGCGACGCTCGAACTCAAGGCGCGCTTCATCACGGACGTCATCGAGGATCGACTGGTTGTTTTTCGGCGCGAACGCGGTGAGCTCGAGACGGACATGGAGCATCGCGGCTACCCGAAGGATCTTCTGCACACGAAAACGTACGAGTATACACGCGACGAGGTGGCGAAGCTCCGTGGTCGGATCCAAGACTACCAGCGCGAGCTCAGTGATCTACAGGCGTCGAGTGTGGCTGATTTATGGGAACAAAATCTACGCGCATTGTAGATGGCGACATCGATTCGGGGATTTTATGGCCCGTCGAGCGTCGCCGATGGATCATTCATGGTCTACCTGACTGAAAAGACGACGTTGCCTATCGACAAGGGGTGGACTATTTCGGAACTACCTGGCATTACCGGTAATGTCTATATCCAGACGTACAACTCGAATGTGTACGGTGACGTGGTGGTGAATCCTGGACCACCAGCCATTTCCTTTCCGTACGTCTCGAATGCTGTTGTGTTTGCCGATACACCGAACGCGGTCAACGTACCGAGCTCGATTGTCCGGATCACTTTGTCGCCGCCGACGAGCAACGCCACAGCCAACACCGCAAATGCAACCACGTCATTCGGTCTTTATGACCCACGACTCTACGATTCGTCAAATATTGTTGGCGACGAGGCATTGCTTCGGGAACTCAACTCGAACGTCGCGACGAGTGAAGGAACAAACTTTTTTACGACGGTGACTGACCGGGGCGCTGGTCTGGGGGGACTGATTTCACTCGCGGCGGTTGGCGGCCAAGAAAAGTACGTTTTTGGCGGTCAATCACACTGGCTTCCTCACACCAGACAGACGACGCCGTTCCAAATGTCCTATCGCCAGACGCGTAACATCACCGTGACGGGCCAGATGCTTGGGAATTCGGTTCAGTTTCCTATTCGTACTCGGGACGCCAAGGATCTTATTTCGAACATGTATCTCAAGTGTACTCTTCCGGCCCTTCAATCCGATTATTCATACTGCGAACTCGTAGGTCGGGCCATTTTAAAGAGCGTCGAGATTATCATCGACGGTGTGTCGTACGATCTTTTGACGGACGACTGGTACGTGATTCACGACCAGCTGTTACTAGATGCTGATCAGAAACTGACGTACTACCAAATGCTCAACGCAGGATATACAGAAAACCAACCCGTTCCGGCATCTTCACCGATCGACCTGATGATACCACTCGACCTCTTTTTTTGTCGGGGCAAACAAAAAGACAATCACTATCTCCTTCCAGTATGTGCACTCATGGATGCCAACATCATCATCCGAATCACATTCAATCCTTCTCAATGGATCACAAACGCACCGACCGATTCTTCTGGAAATCTTGTCGACGTTTCAAATGTATACCTCTTGCTCGAAGAGGTTTCGCTCTCTACACCCGAACGTCTTTATTTCATAAACAAGAAGCACACGTTCAATATTCCACAGGTGTGGAAGGAGGCTATCCAAAAGTTCACATCCGGTCAGGTGCGCGTCAACTTTACGCCAAACTTTCACATTTTGATGATGGCATGGTTCATCCGAAACAAGAGCTACGAGGCGAACACGGTCACTGTACCACCCACACCCGGTCTGGTGGCTTCACCACCCGACGTGTCTTCTCTCCGGTACACGTACGGCTATACCACAAAGTACAACTCGGCGTCAACCCCCGTGACGTTTTTCAACGGCACGACGGTGAATTTCATCAACGTCATCAAATCGGCGACTCTTTATATCAACAATAACAACATCCTTTCAGACTTTCCTGGATCGTTGTACTATTCATATAAACAACCGGTTGACCATGGTCTGTCTATTCCGACCAAAGATATTTACGTCTACAATTTCGCCAAGAACTCACGAACCTTGACTGGTGGTCTCGATTTCAGTACGCTGAATTACAGTACGTCCCATCTCGACATGATTTTCGAGGAAGCTTATGCGTCACAGATTACGGCTCAGTACAACCTGAACATGTACTACTATGGGTATCGTACGGTTCAAATTTCGGACGGCAAGATTTCTTACGTCTGATTGTACAAACCGACATAGCCTTTTCCGTTATTCACGGCGTAGGCCCCGACGGCCACTCTGGTGCCGTCGTGACTGGCGCTGAGCGCCGATCCGAACCGTGAGTCTACCGCACCCGTCTCATTTTGAATGACATTTGCGGAACTCCACACCCCTCCCGAATATGTATAGGCTGCTGCATAGCCTGCGATCGAAGCCCCGACGATCGCCGTGTCACCGTTATTCGTCAGTGTCACGGCGCTTCCAAATTGTGCACCCGTACCAGCCTCGCTCACGAGCTGGACAGGCGACCCCCATGAGCCACCGCTGTAGCGGTAGACGGCCGCGTATTCGTTGTTCGGTGCACCGACGATGACGGTATCACCCGTCGGTGCCATGTAGACTGACCAACCGAAATTGACCGATGCCGGGAGGCTGGTCGAAAGCTCGACTGCCGGGTCCCAATAAAAACCGTTAAAGGTGTACACGGCGGCATATCTGGCGTTCGGTGCACCCACGACCGCCGTGTTTCCATCCGCACTGACCGAGACGGAGTACCCGAAGAATGCCACTGGACTGGTGGCCGTGCTCCCGAGCGGTATCTCAGGGCCCCACACGCCACCCACCTTTTTGAAAGCGCACGCATAGCCGACGAGACCAAACGCGCGCGGCGCACCGACGACCGCCGTATCACCGGCACCGTTGATCGCGACCGACCATCCGTATGTGAAATCAGTGTAAGAACTCAGAAGAGGTGTGTCATTCCAATTCGCCCCGTCGTATTCGTAGACTGACGCGTACCCGACACCTCCGTTGGCTGCCGGAGTTCCTGCGAGGATCGTCGTTCCGTCGTCGGTGATGTCGACCGAATATCCAAAATATGAATTGGGTCCGAGCGCCGAAAAGAGCTGACTTCCAGTATCCCATGTCGTCCCGTCGTACGAGTACACGATGACCGTGCCTGTGTTCTGATTCGTTCCGGCCGCTCCAACAACCATGTGTGTACCGTCGTCATTCAAAGCGAGCGACTGACCATAATAAAGGTACGTCGAACTCGGGCCGAAGAGTCTATCGAATGTATAGAGCGGGGCGGGCGGCGGAGACGGAAAGATATACGGGATAATTTCATCGGAGGCGTACGACGGTCTGCCAGCCTCGATGTACGGGTACACGACCTGGCCATCACCTTTATGGACACAAAAGATGTTGTACGAATGGGCATAGATCCGTATGGATCGCCAGACGTTTGACGGCGTCAAAGACAAGATGTGGCGCTGGTGCGTCACGGCGGACATGTTCAGTGAGCCATTTTCTTGGGGGCTTTCCGGATCGAGTTCGAAGGAGTACGAATAATAGTTTCGTTTCGTCTTGCGGGTGTGACCAGACATGAATGTCAAGAATTGGGGTGTACCGATATCCTCGGTGATGATCTCGTCGTTGTCGAGCAACAGCCTCAGCGTCACAAGGTCGTTCGAGTAGTTGTAGACGTTCGCCGTGTACTGATCCTCCTGGATAATCCAAAAAAGCTCCTTGACCATGTTGACAAACGTTGTGTCACACGTAAATTCCGTCAGCGTGTTGGGAATTTTAAATTCGGTTCTTTGGAACGTCCTGGGAACATAGCATATTCTGTTCGACTGGAGGTAGTCCCTTTCAGCCTTGGATACGTAGACGTAATCGACGTAGAGCGCCATGTTTACCGGGGCTGTGTACGATACACCGTATGCAAAGTACGATGACGGTTGAAAAACAAGTCGGAGCGTTGGAGGTTCGTCAAGTGCACACAACGGAAGTTTCACGGTGAAAGGAAACTGGATAAAATACGAAATGAGATTACTGGTCGTCTGTGTACCGACCAGATTCGAAAAACCACCTTGTTTCGCCTCTGGGATAGTCACATCTCCGAGGATAAACATCGTCTCACCGTAGTGTCGCTCGATCAATCTGTCCTTGTACAAGAGTTCGACCCGATCAATCATCGCCGTACCGGTCGATTTTTGAACGAGCGTCGACAGATAGGTTGTCACACCATCTACTGATACCTGATTGGTATTGGTCGGAAAATCGTTTGGCCAATCGACTCGGAGCGTCACCGTGTCGATGACATCACCACCCGCCTTGGCGAGCATGATTGAAATGTCATCGCCAAAATGAACGTCCTTGTCGAATTGAAGTCGGATGCTCTGCCGAGCAAACTGCGCTGGTGGCGACATCTAATATCTAGCCGACATAAATTTGAGCAACAACGTCGACGTTCCAGCGACCAGCGACGCTCGTCATGTCGTACCATCCCGGTGAGTTGAAAAGCAGGCCGGCCATCCCGTCTTTGACCCGAAGAACGTTGTAATTTCTCGTGTAGATCCGAGTGAATGCGTTTGTCTTGTCATTCTTCACAATGGGATACACTATGTTGACATCCCGGATGCGCGAAAAATTGACTGTACCACTGGGCATTACGGATTCCGGATCGAAAGCAAACGAAAGAAAGGATACGTTCCGCTGAGGCATTGTTGTGTGATATCGCATCGGCTCAAATATCCAGGTTGTGTAATCGAATGCCGACTCATTGTTGAAAAAGAGTCGGATCGTCGGTGCTTGTGGGGTGTACTGATACGGCGCGAGTGCAATTTGGTCCTTGACACCCTGAATATCAAATGGGTTCTTTGGCAGTTCCTGGTTCACTATGAACATTTCTTTGACTGGGCCACTCGAAACAGATTTTATGTCAATCGCACTCTCAATTGACTGACTGAGCGAAGTCTGTGTGATAAAGTACTCGCTCGGAAGTTTCGTCCCCTCGGGGAGCTTGTCATATTTTACGATGAGCGAGGCATCCACGAGCGTCGGGTTAACGACCGGTGACGTATCGTACCGCAGGATGAACGCCGGGACACTGGCATTCGATGTCGGCTCGATGATCCCAGACGTAAACGGGAGATAAAACAGGAAACGTCCGTCGTACACCATCGGACCGACCGTCATCGCATAGCCGTACGGATTTGGAATTTGGAAATCTGCACCGGTGCCAATACCAGTACTGTAATTGTTCCATGTATACGAGAGATTCGATGTAAAGTCCATCGTCGTGTCGTATTGCATGATAACGGTCGAAAGGTATGATGTGAGATGGATGTACCGGCCATCGAACAACGCTTCTTTGATGGCTGGGTCGGTCGTCGGCGTCATCATCTGGTTGATGAGCCCCATCGAGGCTGTGTAAAATCCACCATTCGATGGATTTACCCAGTTGTACGCCTGCCAAGTGTCCGTCTTGGTGTTGTACCGGATCCAATAGTCGGTCCCGGCGTTCACCGGGTCGCCGACCGCCAAGCTCTCAGTCAGTGTCACGTCCGTGAACCAGTAGATGTACGTCCCGTCAAAGACCGAGAATGAAAAGTTTTGCTGGGCGATGCCGAGCAAGGCGCTGTAGTCGTATGATGACCATGTGTTTGCACCAGTGTCGTA